TCGTCGGCTACTTGCCTTTCGGCTTGTCGCTTTCGACATTGACAAGGTAACACGAAAACGGCGATTTACCCGAAAAAGAAATAAAATCAATTTAACATAACTGTATTTTACGTTGAAAAAGTATAGCATACTTTTAGAAACCATATGCCTGTCATATAACTAGATGAAACTCTCTTTTTGAGTTCGACGCCAATCGAAGCAAAACCGCACACAATTTCTATGGCGGTTATGACACTATTGTTATTCTTATATATCATTCTAATCCAGAAACCGCTCAAGTAATGTGCTATGTATTACAGGTGTATGGATTACGTTTGTTCTATGCTTTACCTCCAGCCAGAGTCCTCCAGTAGAAACTCAAAAAAGAGGTACATACTCTTATATTGTCCTGCAAAAGTTTTTTCAAAAAGTTTTATTTTACCCGGAACGTTTTTTGAAAAATCGCCCCAATTATAGGTATAACGACAACATCAACAACACCAGCAATAACAACAGCTTATAGTAAATTGATTTAACTGAGTAATACAATAGATTGATTTAGTAAGATAAGTAAGATTGAATAAGATGAGTAAAACAATAAATAGTTTATATTTATGTGAGTAAGGTTTCAATAGATACTAAATGCTAAAACTAACCTGTACAATATATTGATTAAATGTTTATTTGTCTATTGATTTAAGTATGTAAATAAACAAATATGATATATTGAGTTAACAGTATAAAGTAAACTCTATATATTGTATTTAATTATTACTCTATTAAACGACTGGAGGATTTGAAATCATGACGATGTTTGATGCGCTGACCCGTGGAATGAACTGTGACGAGGCGATGGCCGCGATCCTGAAAGGCATGTGCGATGCCGTTGCCAACGAGGTCGGCAAGACGGAAGAAAAGCCTGTCGAGCCGGAGAAGGAAAAGGCTCCCACCGAGAAGCCTGTCGAAGAGAAGAAAACCAATCTCATCACGGTGGCGTATACCGAGAATGACGAAGATTCAGATGCGCATGTCATCTTTCCGACTGATGTAAGCGACGCGAAGGCTCTGGCGGATGTGACTTATGCACTGGCATATGCTATCGGCGATGTGATCAGTAAAGGCTTGAACGCAGATCGCGGGGCTGTTGCCAACGAGATTCTGAAAGGAATCACCAAGGCGTTGATTAGTGATACGCTGAATAGCTTGCTCCAATGAGATGCTGCGCATGAGTGAATTGTACAACGATATCTCCAATGCGCTGGAGGCACTTCATGACGCAGAGCGTCGCGGTAACGGAATTCCCGGAGCGAGAACGCGGCTTTCCAATCTGCTGTTCAACCATGTCTCCGGTATTCTGGAAAACATGCAGCGCGTCGATGAGGCTGAAAAAGAACTGAACATGCTGCGCCGCGACATCGAATCTTTGCAAACTGCGCTGGATGACGCTGACGCCCAGTACAAAGAGCTGAAGGCTTCGATGGCCTCACACAAAACAAAGTGAGGTGATGGGAGTGACGAAAGGCAGTATCAATTTTGCATACGCTCCGCTGAGCGATGAGGTAGTCGTTAAGACGTAGATCGAACAGAGGGAGAAACTCGCGCCTATTCGTGAAACCTCCGGGAGCATCATTGATGCAGCCGATGTTGCTCCCTTAATCGAGGACATCATTTGCTTGTACATTGATTTCGACCGTCTGCTTGCGGTTACGAAGTTGTCACAAAGTGAACGTTTCGTGGTCGAAAAGCTGATGGAAGGGTATTCGATTGTTGACCTATCTGAATCCTACGGCGGTACACGCCAAGCCTATGGAGGTTACTACCGCCGTGCAGTCCAGAAGATCATCCGCGAGTACAACGATCAATGGGCATATTGGCACGGAGAACTGCCGGCAAATGAGAACCCTCAGTACTGTCTGTGAATTTTATGCCAGAATCGCTTCGTATGCTGCTGATGAGGATTTTATCCACCACGCTGTCATCAAACGATTCTGGCACGGAATACTCCTACGTTGACAAGGAGTCTGGAAGAAATGAGATTGAGAAGCGATGTCGAGGTTTCTGCATTTGAACGTGCGGTTCAAAAGAGCCATGGCACTGTGTGGCTGATAGGCTCTGACGGGAGCCGCTTCAACCTGAAGTCGTTTATCTCGCGGTACGTTGCATTGGCGCTTCTGATTCAGAACTGCAACAACGATTTAGAATTGTTCTGCGACAATAAATCGGACGAGGCAAACTTCTTCGAATTCTTCCGCGATAATCCGGGTGTGCTTGGAGATTCGCGAGAGGAGTTCTGGCAGGATGTGTGAGGGTTGTAAATATGCCAAAGGACAATGGTGTCAGTTAACCGCAGCGATGTGTCTGCCAAGTAAAAGCGCTGGAGGCTGTGCTTTCTATAACGCCGACTTGAGCGGCAAGAATATCTGCGGCAACTGCAAACATTTCATTGGCCCAAACGGTGACTGGGGTTTGTGCTGCAGGGCTGACTACTATGCGCTGCCAACTGCAGTCTCTAAACCATGCAAGCGTTTTTCAAAAAGCACGGTTCCATATAGCCTTTGATTTCAAAAAGTGATCTTGTTTAATATATATTGAGGGAAGGGATAACGTATTGGCAACAGGATATAACATCCTCCAGCCCAATGGCACGGTAAAGACGGTGAAGGTGAAGGCATCTTGTCTGGATGAACGCATTCAGATTGTCAAAGACCTTCTGAACGAATGGGCTTGGTATTGTGAGAAGAATTGGGTGGGCATTACAAGTTCTAATCCGTATTCTCCAGAGAACAAAGTCAAGATGTTCCTTTCCAGTTTAGGATACTTTTTAATCATGGGCAGCGCTGACGATATAGTGACCGACTACAAACAGATTATGAATGGGAAGCGAGAAATTCCTGTATCGTCTTGCCCATCCTTTGTGGAAGACACTGTATATAGCGGCGTACATGTGAACAGAAATGATATGCTGATGAAAGCAGAAGATGATTGCTTTCGCGGTATGATGGAGTACGCAGACAACAAGGCTGAAAAAAGATACGGCGTGAAGCCGCGAAAGAAAAAAACGAGCCGAACAAAGCTAGACAGGAGCATGAGTATCCGCCGCGACAACGGCGTTAAGGAGCTCATCTCTACGGTTGTGGATACAGAGAACGCTTTCTCGTTTCTTGGAAACCGATACAGGATCATTCCTGAGCAGTACGACAAATACAGTCCCAAGAAAACGAAAGCTGGCGAACTCTACGATATGGACACAGTTTACTGCGCGGTTGCTGCATCCGGAGCCGTTCAGTTCTATGACGCTGAACTAGAACGCATTCCTGATGACGCTATCGAGTGTCAATGATTTTCGGAATCCTCTCATGGATTCCTTCGGGGCAGTGGCCGAGTGGCTTAAGGCGGGAGTCTTGAAAACTCTTGACGGGCAACCGTCCGTGGGTTCAAATCCTACCTGCCCCGCCAAAGAACGTACCGTGCGAAGAGCAAGAGGGACTCTTCAAGTCAATAGCTGATTTCGGGTGGTTAGCTCAGCTGGTCAGAGCGTCGGTCAGCGCAACCGAAGGGCGTCGGTTCGAATCCGGCACGATCCGATTTCAGCAATCCTTCACTCAAGGCAGAACTGCTAAAGATGCAGGCTTTGCTTGGCCTTCGGGTACGGGACAGGAGCTGCCGCTGTCCGAGAACAAGCACTATGCCGACATGACGGAATTGGCAGACGTTTGGGACTTAAAATCCCATGGGTTATCCCGTGCGGGTTCAAGTCCCGCTGTCGGCACCATGATCCAGCTGGTCAGGTGGCTGCACACGGATGTACAGCGTGCGACCTCGGTTCAAGTCCGGGCGGCTGGTCTATAAAAAAATAACGGGCGATAATGATTTACCAGGTGTCCGGAACCCTGGGTTTAGAGGGGTGCTCGAAGCCCGTTTCCCCTCAATGTGCAGGGTCGCTCCCTTCCGTGGTTGCGCTTAAAAGCGCAGAGCCGGACGGAACACAAACCGATAGCAATTGCGACACGACGGAGAGCAACGCCGATAAGTCCATAATGAGAGGACGCCACGGTGCAGGGCAACAGACATTAAGAGCTGAAAAACTGCACTCCGTTTCTGGAGACGTGGCCGAGTGGTTTATGGCAGCGGTTTGCTAAACCGTCGTAGGGAAATTCTCTACCGTGTGTTCGAATCACACCATCTCCGCCAGAGCCCTCCGGTGCCGATGAGGCTGTCATAGCGGCGACGGGTCTGCCATGCGTGGTAAGACGGCTTGGTGAAAGCTCGCGTTCTTTGGGCGAATGAGAAAGGCATTATCTTTGATCTTGAATTGCCGAGTCGCCAAGCGGTAAGGCACGGGACTTTGACTCCCGTATCGTTGGTTCAACTCCAGCCTCGGTAGCCACAAAAACTTCGCGGAATGCATCTTGAAATAAGAGTGGCAATAATACGTGTATGTGAACTGATAAGGCAAGAGATGCAGCCATTCAGGTGAGAAGCGTATGCCCGACCGGTTTTGCGAAGTAGCCGGTCACTATGTGCGATTGGTGTAGAGGTAACATGCCAGTCTTCCAAACTGGCGTCACGGGTTCGATCCCCGCATCGCACTCCATCGTGTGGCATTCAAAGCCATGCAAATACAAGAAAAGGTTGAAGATCATGTTTTTCAAGTTGGTACGAATGTTCTTCAGTGCTGCGTGCATCGCCAGTCTTTATGAGGCTGACGGTAATATGGAAGCGCTGAAGAGAAGGGTGTTTGATTTGGTATGAGCCGAATCTCCCCGCTCATCGAGAACGTGGTGTAATGGTAACACATCTGCTTTGGGAGCAGAGGTAGCGGTTCGAGTCCGACGTTTTCGACCAGACGAATCCGATGGATTGGGTACTTTCAATCCGACAGATTCAGGATAATCTTCATCGTGTTATTTCTCCTCATCAGGATGTGGCATACGCCACTTCCTTATAGCAGACAGGACAAGCGGTTAAGTCGCGGGATTCATGCTCCTTGAGGATTGGGTTCGACTCCCAAGTCTGCTACCATGGTTCTTTTATTCCCTGTTTCAGCCTGAAATGAAACAAGGGACGGGGTGGCTATGCCTTTGCAAAAGAAAAGCCAATTCTGCTTGTTGTGATGCCCGGTGTTGAGGAACAATCCTTGATGGTTCGGAATGGATGCACTTCTTGTATTAGCTATGACGAACTACTCGCCGGTAACATCGCCTTTCAGAATTATGCCGAGCAATCGCAGAAAGAGAAAATCATTCTGAACTAAAACCGATGTGGGTGCCTGATTGGGTGATGTGTCCCATGGAGATCAGGATATTGGTTGGTGGGAGGGGCAACCAGCCATTTATGCGCCATTAGCTCAGTTGGTATGAGCACGTGACTTTTAATCACGGAGCCCTGAGTTCGAACCTCAGATGGCGCACCATTGCCTATCTACTAGTGTAGAAAAGGTTTCTGGGATTGTCGTGGCAATCCTTGCTTACGTTCGGATGGTGGATTGGCGGCACCTCCGAAATTTTCAAACCGCCATATGGGGTTTTAGTATAACTGGTAAAACACTCGTCTCCAAAACGAGAAGATAAAGGTTCGAATCCTTTAGGCCCTGCCATTGTAAAGATTATGCGGGCGTGGCGGAATGGCAGACGCGCCAGACTTAGGATCTGGTGAGTTATCTCGTAAGAGTTCAAGTCTCTTTGTCCGCACCAGAAAGGTGAAGGAAGCCACCTTGACTGTAAAACCAGCAAGCGGAGTTGATCGCCCGCAGTCTCCCGGAGTAGTTCGTGTACTTGTCTTCGTCACCAAATATCAAGTACACCATGTGCCGGATTAGCTCAATGGTAGAGCAGCTGACCTGTAATCAGCAGGCTGCGGGTTCGAGTCCCGTGTCCGGCTCCAATTTGCCAGTGTAGCAGAATGGTATATGCAAACGGATCTAACCCGTTGATTTGTCGGTTCAAGTCCGACCTCTGGCACCAGTTGATAAGGCGACGAAGGATGTGACAAGATGGGTTATACGATTGACGAGCTTCCATCAGAGGCAAAGCGAAACCTTGTAAGCGAAATGATTGACAAGAAGAACGGCGCGTCCGATAAAGACTGGGCTGAGATCTGTGAGGAGTTTAATCTGACGGTAAATGCGGAGACGCTTCGGAAGGCTGGAGTTGGCGTAAAGCTGGCAAGTGATGCAGGAATGTCTTTCTGCGGTAACTCCGACGCGTCTGGTGCCGAGTATATGGAACGCCAGAAGATGCGAGACTTGGGAAATAAGCTGAACGCTGCTTATCGTTCTGAATCGCGAAGCCAGTTATTACGCGAGACAGTACAACAGGCGGTGCAGCAGTTGCCACGTTTGCCAGAAATCGAAATTCAACCGAGGCCGCACGATAAAGAACATAGAGCAAGAGAACTTGTGGTTGCCATGGGCGACTTTCATTATGGAGCGGACATTGACGTTCGCGGTTTATATGGAGAATGCCTGAACCGCTACAATAGTGAAGTTTTTGAAGCTCGTATGCAAAAACTTCTTGATGATATTCTCTGGATTGTTAAGCGCGAAGAAGTTGATGTGGTAAACCTTTTCTTTGTTGGAGATTTGGTGGACGGAATGCTTCGACAGAGCCAGCTGATGAAACTGGAATATGGATTGGTTGAATCTGTCATTCACCTTTCTGAGTACTTATCGAGATGGATCAATCAGTTATCTGGTTATGCCACGGTTGGTGTTATGGGTGTAACGGGCAACCATTCTGAAGTTCGTCCTTTCAAATCAAAAGCACGTGAGTTCCCGGATGAGAATCTGGAGAAGATCGTCTTCTGGTTTTTAGATGAACGGCTCAAGGACAATGACAACGTGATCGTGATGCGCGATTGCGGGCAAATGTCCAAAATCACCATTTGCGGATATAACTTTGTGCTGCTTCATGGCGATGGAGAGAAGAGTATCGACCAGATTGCTCGAAATACGGTGAACCTATATGGCGAGCGTGTAGATTATTTTGTTTGTGGTCATTTGCATAAAGAGCAGGAATTCCCATCTGGATATACCAGTGATGGAAATTCTGTAATTATTCGAGTGCCGTCTCTGTGCGGCATGGATAAGTACGCGCAGAGCAAAGGTTATGGCGGACGTGCTGGTGCAACCGCCTTTGTGATGTCACCCAAGTATGGACGCCAAGTTGTTTACCCAATTGATTTAGGAACAGAGAGTTGATTTCAAAATCAGCTCTTTTTTAATATTAAAGGAGGGAAGCGTAAATGGCAAAAGCGTCAGCAAATTATAAGCTGTGTATTAAATGCAATCGCTCTCTCCCACTGAGTGAGTTTTATCCCAACAAGAAATGGGCAGCACAAAGTTACCATGACGCATGGTGCAAAGAATGTGCGCAGCGCTATTGTACCGATCAGGAATCGTTAAAACAATATTGCTTTGAGAACAACCGCAAGTGGGAGGATAGCTATTGGGATTCTTCCTACAAGAAGGCTCAGTATTATTTGAGCAACAATCCTCTTTACGTAAATCCAAAAACACCAACGGAAAAGAAAAAGGCTATTGTTGATGAAGCAACATGCCGGCAGTTCTTTACGTTGATGAACATGAAGTCATTTTATACGTATCTTGATAACGTAAAAACAAACGATGTTTTTGAGGCACAGAAGATTGAAGAACGCGACACGAAGATGGAATACAGCAAGGTATGGCGCGGTTACTTTACCAAAGACCAAATTGCCATACTGGACGCCACCTACGAAGAATACGAGCGTGACTTCGATCTTGGAAATGTCAGTGTTCGTGATTATGCCCGCAAAGTTGCGAAGGCGTCATTGAACGCGGACATTGCCGAAGACAAGATGCGGCGCGGCGAGATCTCCGCCAGTGAATACAATGAGGTTCAAAAGATTTTTGACAACTTATCTAAGTCCAGCAACTTTGCTGCCTGCGCCCGAAAGCCCGGTTCGTCAACCGGACTTACATCGCTGGGCAATATCATTTATAATCTTGAAATCAATCATCAGTTAGATATCAATCCTTTCATATTCCCAGAAGATGATATTGACAAGGTTATGGCAGATTACCGGCATGTGGCTGTTGCGGTAGGAGCACAGATCTAATGTCGATGGAAAGTCAGGTCAACAACGTTCGAGAGATCGCGAACATTGCTGGCTGGACAGAAATGGTTTGGTATTGGCGGACACACTTGGATGTGTTTATTGTAGACTATCTGCATGTGCCGCTTAAAGATACGCAGCGTGTTGAAGCCAGAGCTTTTGGCAATGGTGACACGCTTTTTTTGACGCAATCTCGTGGCTATGGCAAGACATGGATCTGCGCCATTTGCTGCATCGCGCTTGCGATTCTATATCCAAGAAGTTTTATCGCGGTTGTTTCCGCCACCGCGCAGCAAGCGACCCTCATGCTTAAAAAGATTGAAGATGAGTTTGCGGACAATGAGAATATCAGGAAAGAACTGGATTACGGCAGCGGCAAAAAACCCGTGAACGTGAATGCCAACAAAGGCGTTGTCCGCTTCGGCAATGGTTCTAAGATTGAGAGCTATTCGCTTGGAACCTTTCTTGGTTCTCGTGCAAAGGTTATTGTTGTGGACGAAGCGCCAGAAGTAAAAGAGTATGTCCTCTCCAAGGTTGTCAAGCCTGTTCGTAATACGACACGTTCCCATTGTGTTGCAAACGACATCCCTGATTACCCTTCAAAACTGGTAAGCATTACATCGGCTTGTTTGAAGTCGAACTATTTCTACACTGCGTTCTGCGATGCGTTGAAAAAACTGGGGCAGGGTGATACATCCTATTTCGCCTGTGCGCTGGACTATGAGTCGGCGGCGCGTGTTGGTATTACGAAAATGGAGTTCTTTGAAAAGGAACGTGAGACGTTACCTGAAGTAAACTTCCGAATGGAATATGGAACGATCTTCATGGGTGCAGAAAGCGGTTCCATCTTCCCATACGAGCTCACTGAACGATGCCGGAACCTGACGGAAGTTGAAACTGCGCAGCCAGCAAAGAGCACATCCCAGTATGTAATCACCCTTGACCTTGCGACCTCCGCTGCAAAGCATGCGGACAACGCGGTGATTACCGTGCTGAAGCTAATCGAGCGCGAGGACGGCATGTACATCAAGAAGCTGGTATACATTCGGTCTTACCACGGAAAACGCTTGGATGCGCTGGCGGTTGAGCTTCGCAAGCTCTTGGTTCGCTTCCCAAACACAATCAAGGTTGTATTTGACTATCGCGGTCTTGGAGATGCGTTTCCTCAGTTTCTGTCTCAACCATGGACAGACCCGGAGACAAATAAAGAATATCCGCCTCTGGTCATGGACACGGAACATTCTATCATTCATGATGCGGTTCCGCTGTTGCGCCCATGTGCTGCAAACAACCAGATTAACCAGCAGCTTGTTTCCCAGACAACGATTAACTTTGAACGGGAACTGATTCAGATACCGATAAACAGCCGTTACATTTTGGGAAACACTGTTGTGCGCCCTGATGAAGACGACGAAGGAGATTCGCCGAAGAATCAACGCAACTTGACGCAAGCAGAGAAAGCAATCTTCGTTGAAACGGACGCCCTGCAAATTGAGATGGGGAACGTTGTTTCCCGTGAGACGGCGTCCGGTGCAATCGTTTATGATACTGCAAAATCAACACAGCACAAAGACAGATGGTCTTCGCTGGCTATGGGACTAAGATATGTCTCCGAACTGGAGGAAGAACGCAAAGTGAAACTTGCACGCAATTATAACAATGTGTGCATTGGTGTTGTGACAACATTCTAAATGGAGGAATGAGAGATGGGAATATTTGATTGGTTTAAGGCAAAGCCTCCAGCTCCGCCTCCAGAACCAGATAAGCCGCAAGAGGTCTTTGTTGGGCCTGACGCAAATGTGTCTATGACATTTGCAGATCGTGACATCACTTTTCAAGGATGTCTGGCTGGTTATAACTACCGAGCGATTCTACGAGGCAAGCAAAAGCATATCCTGCAGCTGTATGAATTGTCGGACTACTATTCAGATGCAGATCCTGTATTTCGGGGAATTATCAAAGAAGTCTATACCCCGTTTAGTATCAGCGACGGTTTCCGGCTTGTAGGCGCGAACGAACGAGTAAAAAAGAAATACATAGATTACTATGAGAGAATCGGCTTCCGTCAATTTATGGAGGATGTATTTCTTGAGTTTTATAAGTATGCCAATGTGGTCGTGTACATGATGCCGAATGACCGGCTGATTGTTTTGCCCATCCACTTATGCAGGATTGGAAATGTTTCAATCGACGGAGAGCCTGTGGTGGAATTTAACTGCCGATCCGTTCGGGACGATTTGATTAAGCGTTGCGGGCAGACCTTTAAGCAATGGGTCGAAGATGAAGATCTTGATGTTCGCCTGAGCGGTTATCCGCCGGAAGTGGCGCTTGCCATTAAGACTGAGTGGAAAGAATGGGTTCAGCTAAATCCTGCCAACACATTTGTTATGCAGGATCTGAAGGAAGGCTGGATGCGATACGCCGTACCGATGGTAGCTGCCTGTCTAAAGGCTTTCGAGAAAAAGGAACGCATTTCCAACTATGAGGATTCTCTGATTGACTTGGCGGCTCGCTCCTTTGTTCATGTCAAGTATGGCGATAAAAATCAGGAAGTCCTTCCGGATGTCAATGTGCTGAATCAGGTCAGCAAACTGTTCAAGTCTGCAATGACTGGAACGGCATTGGCTGTCACCAACAACTGGTGCAGCGCCGAAGTAATCCAGCCGAAGACGGACGACATTTTCGAGTATGACAAATACAAAGGCGTCAACAGCGACATTCTTTCTGCCGGCGGCATTTCAGGAATTATTGTTTCCGGTCATGCCGAAGATGGTTCAACATTTGCTTCTGCTCAAGTGAGCATGCAGACTGCAGCCATGCGAATCAAGCAGGCGAAAGATTCTTTTTGCGATATGATGGATAAGATCAATCGGAGGTTAAACTTCCGTGTTGGCAACACACTGAAGCATAGTGCCAACGATCAGATTCCACGCTTTACATTCCCGCCTACGGATCTATCTGGTTCCAAGGCGTTTCAAGATACCTGCCTCAAACTGTGGCAGGAAGGTGTTCTTTCTCATGAGACGCTGATGCAGTCTTATGGTTTGGATATGAATCAGGAAGTTGAGCGCAAGAAGACGGAAGAGGCGCAAGGCGTACATGCGGTGCTTGCTCCTTCTGACAAAGACAATTGCAGAGAAACCGCAGATAAAGCTGCCGATAACGGCGTTCGCGGAAGGCCAACGCTGGACGAAGAGGAGCGGCACAGTGATCCCGCAAACTCTCAGACAGGCCGACAGCCTAAGCCGTCCAACCCTGATGGCAGCGTAGAACAGGAAACACAATAATTTGGATTGAGGGAACGTGTTCAAGCGCGTTCCTTTAATTATATTTTATTTACCAGATCGTGACCTCCTAACACGATTTTGTAAAAGCAAGGAATGAACAATATGGCAGATGAGAAACTTTATGTATTGGCTTCCGACGTTGCCATATCAGAGCAGAAGTCGAATGACATTTTTCTACTGGTCGAGATGAGGATCCTCTCCACACGGCCTAATGGCAATGCGGAGGGCGTAACCCCACAGTTTATTGATGAGGTGGTTGCCCATCCGGAGAAGTACGCTTGTCTGCCTTTATATGCTGATGTTGAAAGACTTCTGAGCGGGGATTACCTGCATCTTGGACACATGTATAACGCTGACACCGGCACCTTTGGTACAAAGCAAATTGGCAGCATTACCTTGTTTCGCAAAGAGGATGGCGAATACGGCACATCACTGATTGCCGAAGGTCGCATCCCGAAACGCGAGGCAGGCATATGCGAAGCGTTAATGGAGTTGTACCGGTGTGGTTGTCTGAAATTTTCCTTTGAAATCAAGTATGACAAAGACGCAACCATAGAGAAAGATGGCGTGCTGTATGTCGATGTGAATGAAAACAATGCTCTCACTGGCGTTGCGGTTGTTTCTATACCTGCTTATAAGGAATCAGTTGCGCTTAATCTTGTGGCTGAGAAAAACGAAGAAAACGGAATGGAAGCTGAAGGAGTTGAAAACAAGATGACTTTGGAAGAAGCGATGGCTTCTCTGGCTGAAAAGGATGCGCAGATTGCGTCTCTGACGGCTCGCGCAGAGAAGGCTGAACAGAAACTTGCCGAGGAAGCTGCAAAGCCTCCCGTCGAGGATAAGAAAGAGGAAGATCCGAAAGATGCAACCGCCGAGAAAACTCCTGCGGATGACAGCACCAAGGAAGATCTTGCCAAGGCAGAGGCGACTATTGCCGAGCGCGATGCAAAAATCGAAGAGCTGGAAGCCTCTTGCGAGGAACTGAAGGCTGCGAAGGCCGAGCTTGAAACGATGAAGCAGGAAAAGGCTGCTGCCGAACTTGCTGCTAATCAGGTGAAGGCAAAGACATTTGCAGAGAAGCAGGGCCTTGACGTGGAAGATAAAGACGTTGCCAAGGCGATTGCGGAATTGAACTATCAGGCCATTGCAGAAATGTGCATGGCAAACGATAAGCCGGAAACCAAGGGCGTTGCTGTTGCAAGCATTATGACGGACGGCTTTGAAATGAAGGGCGGCAAGTATGATGATCTGCTTGCTGTTTCTGACTAAGGAGGAAAACAAATGGCTGGTTATATGAATCGACTGAACGGCCATATCTACGACTTCCAGCATAAGTCTGGCGTGAATGGCCTTGCGAACGGTATGTTCGTTAAGATTGATACAAACGGTGACGTGATCCTGACTGCTGCTGATTGCGACACCAAACTGAAGGTTGTTGAGAAGACGACCCTGTGGCGCAAGGATGCGCTGGTTCTGGATGTCATCGCGGTTGGCGCTGACGAAATCTTCCTCGTGGAGAACGAGTGGGAAGTTTACGAAGACGCTGGCGAGTACAACACAGCGGAATACACCGTTGACAAGGGTCACTATGTCCGTATGCATCGTCCGCTGATTGGCGAGCGCATGATTATCACCGTTGAGCATTCGCTTGCTGAAACGCTTGCGGTTGGCGATACCTTGAAGGTTACGGCTGATGGCCTCGTTGCCAAGGCGTCCTAATTGAAACGAGGTGCAAAAGTAATGGATTATATTGAGATCAAGAAAAATTCCAACGTCGTGAAGACGCTGGTTGCGCAGGCCAAGCATGAGAGCGTTGACTCCGACGTGGCGAAGCGCACAAACGAAATGATTGCGGAACTGGCAAAGGAGCCGAACCCGCACAACCGCTATCAGATTGCGCAGCTAATCGGATTTGCCGTGAACGAGATCGTGCGTCCGAAGACCAACTGGCTGGATCAGATTGCTGATACCAAGCGCGTTGGCTACGGCGAGAAGGCTCAGTTCAAGGTTCGTCAGGAGGGTATCCGCGCTTACGTTGGCGCTAAAGGCGGCACTCCTGCACGGAGCAAGGTTGCCAACAAGACTATTACGCTGGATACCATCGCGGTTAGCGCTCGTCCGAGTGTAAACCTTGTGGAGATGCAGAATGGTCAGGCGGATATGGCTGCGCTGATTAACGACGCTGCTTACCAGGTGGAGCTGGCTGACTACCAATATATTCAGGGCGTGATGAACGCAGCGCTGGGCACTGCTCCGTTTGTGACTCCTTACTACGGCACTGGTTCTGGCATCGTCAAGGCGACGCTGGATCCGATGATCCGTCATTGGATGCGTATGAGCGGCGGTGCTGCTCCGACCCTGTTGGGCGACATCGACATGGTTTCTCAGCTGGCAGAGCTGACTGGCTTTACTGCCTCTACAACCTCAAAGCAGTTCTCTGATTCCATCATGGACGAGTACAACGCGACCGGCATGATCGGCGTGTATGGCGGCTGCAAGGTTGTGAATCTGGTGAACCCGCTGATTGATGGCACGGATACTCCGGTGTTCGACACCAACAAGCTGTTCATCCTGCCGAGCGGTATTGATGCAGGTATGCGTCCGCTGAAGGTTCTCTTCGAGGGCGATGTGACCAGCAAGGACAATCAGGATATCGACGACATGGTGTATGAAGTCCGTCTGGATCATTACATCGGCGCAGGTATTGTGGTTGGCGACCGCCCGTACATCGGCGTCTATCAGGGCAACTAAGAGATGATTGGTAAAAGGGTGCTTCGGGTGGAGCATCCTTTTACTTTTTCTTTTGAAGGAGAGAGGAACAAATATGGCAGATAAGATTAAGCTCGTAAACCCACAGAAATTCGACGTTGGAGTTCGCACACAGGACAGACCGATGGGCATGAACATCAAGGCAGGTTCTTTTGTTCTTGTCTCCACGGATGATGTGAGCTACATTTCAAGCATTTCAAATATCATACAGCGCGGTTTGTTGCGCATTGAAAATCTTTCTGGAGATACCAATGATACAGCCCACGAGGTGGAAATGTCCATTGGCATTGACCCGGAACACGATCCTCATTTTTCCGATGATGAGGATATTCGTAAGCATCTTGCATCTACGCCCAAGAAAATCGGCGAGTGGCTTGATACGATTACCGAGCCGTTTGTTTTGGATCGCGTGTATGATGTGGCGATGTCTATGGATAATCTGACTGCTCCTAAGCTGAAGGTGCTGAAGGCAAAGATGCCGGAGCGTGACTTTATCGGAGAGTAATAGAAAGCTGGGTGCAAGGTATGACAGATATGAAAATCCTTGCGAAAGTGCTTTTTGATCGGATTGAATGGCAGAACGTACCAGACCCCGTGACCATCAACGATATGACAAAGTATATTGCTGATGCGATCCGGCATTTATACACAATGACAGGTCGAGCACTGCTCTTTTCTGAAAGTATGTTTACTTTAGATGAGAACGGTATCTACACTGAGTTTTCAGCAGACCTCCCATTGGACGAGCGTGAGTACGTAATTCTATCTGCACAGATTGCCTTTTTGAGAAAGGTACAAAGCAGCGTGGATGATCTGACAAGCTATACAACCGATGCTATGAGCATTACGCATGGCGATAAACCCTATGCGAATCTCCAGCAGACCATTACTGATTTGGAATCCATGCGCAGATCCATCTGGTACAAGATGGGGCGCTATCATCTTTTGTGAGGCGGTGAGTGCATGGATGATTTGAAAGTAAAGGTTGTGTACAGAGATCGCAATCTGAATCCAACCTCTGAAAAGACTTACTTACTTCATGACTATACAGATATGCTGAAGATGGATATTCTTCGCGTTATAGCCGACATTGAAGATTTAGTCTATATAACAAACGGAAATAAACCGAAAGACGAATGGAGCGACGATACATGGACGGCTTTCCAACGCATTCGGCATAAGCTGCTGGACAAAGCCGGTTCTATCGGGCGGCTCCCGGATGACCTTGTGGGTGATGAATAATGGCAAGACCCCAATGGATTACCGATGAGCGAATCGCTGATCTGAAGGATGCTTATAAGCTCATTCCGGGCATCAAGAAAGCAAGCCACCGAGACTTCAGACCTCCGCCTACTTTGGAATCTGATTTTAAGCGCTTGCTTGAGCACGATGTCCCGCATACGAATTTTACGTTTGAGTTGATTCACGACTGGTATACGGCGCAGGAAGATAACTATGAACCTGTATTCATTCGGGCGCAACAAACGCCTATCGATTGGAAATCTAAAATTGGTAACTCGGATATGAGCACCAATTTCAAAACGTCATTTGACCATCAGATTTTCAAAGGCGATATTGCAGTCCGTGAAGACGGAACCATTTACTTACTGAACTGGAACGTAACGCTTCACCCCAACAATCAATCCAGTCAGGTTGTAGAATGCAATGACTTTTTAACTTTTACCCGTGAACACCATGTGGCGACAAACCAGTATGGCTTTGAAATAGATGATGAACCGGGCGTTGAGCTTGATGAGAATGGGCGCGAGATTATTGTCAAAGAAATTCCTGCATCTCATTCTGAATATGCTGGACGACCGGAGTATTCTGTTTCTGAAAGTTATGCCGGTGTGAATGCTAATAACCTGATTAACATCTATGTGCAATGGAATTGCAAGACCAAAGGCATCCGTATTGATGATACGGTGGAAATTGGCAGCTACACTTATGTTATTCAGAATGTATATACGGCGGAAGTAAACATTCACAAAACGCACGGTTGCCTGTATTTGCAGGCGAGGCGTGAAGCAGGCGGTGCTGTCAATGGCCATTGATTTTATGCAGTTGGCAATTGACATTGCTCTCGATACTGTCCGGCAGTCGCAAGCTGAATACAAAGCTCGTGTGATGAGTGAAATACAGTCTGAACATTCAAGTAAAAAGAAAAAGAACTGGGCTGCTGACGTTGCCGATTCTCTTGTTGCGGAGGAGCCATATTATGACCCTCATTCGCAAAAGGTGATTGGAAAGGTTTACATGCCAGAAGACCATGATGACGGTGATTACGTTCGTGCAATGGTGCTGGCTACTGGCAACCAAGCGGGAGGCCCATTGTTTACAAAGCCGGGTCAAAAAACATGGAACGGAAATATTGATGAAAAGTCTGTACATGTTCCAGCTGACGAAAAACCAGAACCACTTCCAGAGAGTTTTAACCATCCCTCTGGGCAGAACTTTATGGCAAACGCCACAAAACTTTACAGGGATCGGTTCAATGATAACGTTCTTGTGGCTCAAAGAAAAATCAGAGACGAGATTGGAAAGATGCTGTAATGTATGTTGAGAAAACAAAAACTTGGAAAGACAATTGGAACGACATCATTCGCTATGTATTCTTTCCTGATGAAAAACTGTTGTCGCTGATGTGTGTTCCAAATGATACGCCGATTACAAAGTTTATTGAAAAGTACTTTATTGAAGATGCTGTTAGTTCAGAGTTGCTGACGGATGAGAAAGTAAGAATCATCTATTATGACTCCGACGGATCTGACACTGGAAACAAAGACGTACTGAACAGATATAAAGAGTTTGATATCTTTGTGAAAGACGATGTGCTTCATACAGCAACAAAAGATCGTCTACAGAACAGATATGATTTGATTTGTGAGCGGTTAAAGTATTTGTTGCTTCACGAACCTGTGGTCTGCAATATGAGATTCAGGTTTGGAAATTCATATAATCTATGGACAAAGACCGCCGGATATAAAAGATATCACGTGGTCTTTTCTTATAAGACGACCGTGTAAGATTTAAGCCTTGTTTTAGGAGGCTGGACTTATTTCTTATGCGGTAAATTACAAGGAGGAAATACAATGGCTGTTTATGTTGAAAAGCTAAAGGGCTATATTGCTGACAACCCGAACATTGAGTTTGAGCGTTGCGACGGCAAGGTGTTCTCTTATGATGAAGTGAACACCGCTTCAATGAACGACCAGTCAGAGTCCCTGACCATTAACGGCGGTCAGTCAAACTTCCCACTGGCTATCATCGACACGTCTCGTACACTGGAGTTTACGTTTGACTCTTCAGCGTTCTCATTGGATATGTTTGCTATGGCAAATGCGTCTAACATCAAGGAAGGCGACGCGGCTTATGATACCCTTGAATCCAAGCTGTTTGAGGTCAAGGGCAATAAGGTAGAGATCCCGTATGTTGTGACTTCCGGCAGTGTGAAGATCAATGGCTTCGAGTTGGATGCTGCGGACACGCCGAGCGCGGAAGGGAAGATCTCTGTGAAGATCGAAGCGTCCAAGGCTACCGTTACTTTCCATGACGGCGATCTTGCTGATGGAGATACAATCCGCATTGCTTACCGTCGCGTGATTGGTGAGAAGGCGAGCATTGTTTCTGTGGCTACCAAGTCTACCACCGCCAAGGGTGCTCTGTATGCTCACTGGCCGGTCTACTCTTCTGGTACAGACTGCACAGAAGCTGCAATCAAAGGTTGGGTACATCTGTTTATCCCTCGCGTGCGTGTTACAGCGTTGCCCGGTTTTGACAACTCATATAAGTCTGCGTCTACACACGGCGTGACTTTTACTGCGCTTGACCCGAAGCGTGCGGACGAGAAGATGTTCGACCTGTCCTACGAGGCGGTCGCGGCTTAATCGTTTGGGAGGTTCTCATTTTCGGGAACCTCCCTTTTTCTTTTTATATTGAAGGTTTGAAGGAATGAGGTGCAGCATATGGCTCCACGCAAAAAGAGTCTGCCGGATATTGAGCAGAATCAAAAGCAACTACCAGAAGTGGATCATACCACGAAGGAAACCCCTACGACCGAAAGCACGGCGAAGCCGATGCCCGATTCAAAAACGAAAACAAAGAGTCTCCCCGCTATTAGAAACCCTGAGAACACAGTGATTATTGGCGGGAGACCTATTGAAATAAAAGCTACAAAACTGAAGTACCAGCGCAATCGCACCGCGACATTTTATCGCATTTTAGATCTCTATCCACTGACTGATATTTTGGCTATGGATGCAGGTCAGTTTGGCGACGAGCGAGACGGCGATAAGGCTGTAATGGATTGGCTGATTGCGGCAACCGATGATGAAAAGCTGATTACGGAAAACTATGATGACATGGACACAGAGACGATTGAGAAGATCCTTGTGATTTTCAAACGTGTCAACAGGATTACAGAAAAGGACGAGAAGCTAAAAAACATGGAGACGGATCGGAAGGGGGCGGTGTAAGTCTCGACCGCGCCGTCGCAATCGTTGCGGCTCATCTTGGCGTAATCAATGAAGATGAGATCAATAACATGTCTTATGTATTCTTTGATGATGTGCTTCATGAACTCGGACACCGCTTGGACTATGAGGCGGTTGTGAACTATGCTGGAAACAGTTTCTGCGAGAAGAGCTGGCAAATGATTTCGGACAGCAATCCGTTCACTATTGCCGAGAATGGCGCAGCATCAAACAGCAAAACCATACACTCTCTTGCTGATTTCTTTGGCAAGGCAGATATTCGTATAAAGGAAAAAGGAGAAAAATAAAATGGAAAAGATTAAAATCGCTGCTGAGAATATCCCGAATGTTGGCATTATTACTTTGACCTGCAAAGACGGTTCGCATATTGAAGTGAAAGAGCATATCCCATATGATAGCAAGGAAGCCATGGCGCTTGAGTTGGCTATGTATACCAGCGTGACGGATGATGCGGCAGAAATTATGTATGACAGTTATAAGAAGCCGCTGCTCGAATGTGCATTGGTGGCAAAGTACTACACCAACATTGATGTTTCTGAGATGGCAGAAGAGAAGGACTGGAAGCTATTGATTGACTGGTTGACCATGAACGGAATCTATCATGAATTGTTTAGTGCGGTTGAGCAGGATTACAAACTTGTTCGTGAGCTTTATATCTTGATGCGCTATGCAACCTATCATTCATATGAAGAAAGCCACACTCTTTCTGCGAAGATCAAGAAATCCTTTGCTTCACTCCTGACTGATGAGGATATTACGGAGAGCATTGCTAAGAGTGAAGCTGTGAACAGCCAAATGATTGATATGATCGGAGCTGCGATGGAGCGCAAAGAAAACCAGCCGGCTAAGAACGATAAGATTGCTTTGGATGGCGGCGCAGTGATTAACCTTGCAAAGAAGAGAACAAAAAAGAATTGATGATATGAGGGACTGTGAAGGCAGTCCCTTTTCTTTTTACTTGAGAAGGGAAAGGTGTAGAGGAAATGGCAAATGAAAGTAATATTTTGTCAGCCAGCATAGAGCTGAGCCTGCGCTCTATTCAAAAAGGAGCCAAGGCAATTCAGCAGACGGTTGACAATGTGAACAGTGCTGCTGACTTTGCACAGGTGAAGAATGAATTTTCTTCGTTGGCGAATCGTGTTGTGCAGGCAGCCACAACCATTCAAACTGAGATTGGCAAGATTACGAACACGATTGATCTTTCTCAGGTAGCGCGGAATTTGCAGAGCCTTGATACAAACGTTGGCAAGATCGTAGGTAGTATTGATTCCTATATGGAGAAGATGGCAGACTCCATGGCTGACGTAAACAAGGTTAAATTAACTGAAGTACAAGATCAGTTAGCTGATTTACAGAATAGCATGAAGAAGTTCAGTGCGCTCATTCAGAGTGAAGACTTTCTAAAAGCCTTTAAGAGCGACGATGTTCAAAAGGCATCTTCTGCTCTCCGTGATTATGCGACTGCACTTAAGAACATTGCCACCATAGATCTAAGCAAGCTGAACAGCGTGCTTGCAGGAATGGGTAAGGACAGCGAAGGAAGTGTAATTGACCTATCCCCTCTTGCCGAGCAGGTGCGAGATTTTGTTGACGCCATGGACGGGCTCACAAATGTTGACCGAAAGATCACTACGCTTGTGAATGCTATTGGCAAACTGGCAGAGTTTGATGGATCGGTTGATGGAAGCGCGTTCAGCAAACTTGCAAAGTCTCTTGATGTAGTCGCTGAGAAGGCTATTGCAGCAAGAGACGCGGCAGGCGGCGTGGATATAACAAAAGCATTGCCTGACGATCAGCGACTTGCAAATCTCTCAAGCGCTGTTGGTTATCTTGCAAACGCTTTCAGAGAAGTTTCTGGAATAAAATACAAGAATGGCAATCTGGTAAATTCAGATGACCTTGTGACATTTCGATCAATTAGTGAACATCTTGAAGATATTAAGCAGAATATTCTTTCTATCGGCAGTCAAATCTCCGCTGCGATTGCCAAAGGAAGTGACGCCTCAAAAGTTACTGGTCAAGTTGACAAAGCGCTGAATACAACCAAGTCAAAAGCAGAGCAACTGAATGATGTACTCTCGGCTCTAAAAAACAACACGCTAACTACTACACAAGTTGAAAATACCAAGAATTTTGCTGGGGCAATGCATGAGGCAGCAGAATCTGTCAGTGGAGTCGTTGATGAACTGATTAAGATGAAAACAAATGCTAACCAGGCATTGACTGCAACAAATAAAAGTGCGGAAGCAATTACTAATGCTCAAAATAAAACCAAGGATGCTTCAGCTGGAGACTTTATTGGCGATACTTCCGAGTTAGAAAAGGCTATTGGAACAATTATTAAAGGGCTTGCTACAGTACAGAATGGTAGCAATAAGGCTAAGATTACAGTTGGTCGAGATATTGCCGCTATTGCAGCCGCCCTTAAAGCTCTATCTGATGAAAAGCAGCTTGACAAGTTTGCTCAAAAACTGAATGGTTTGAGCGACGGGCAAGTAGAGCAGCTTACCGAGAGCTTCAAAAAACTAACAAAAGAAATGACGGATGTTGGCAATGCGGTAACGAATGTATTTGTCGGCAAAACAGTATCAGATATAAACAAATCCAAACAAGAAGTTATATCTTTTATTGATGCGCTTGAAGGATCTCGGAATAATATTGACGCATTCATCATGGCCGATCCGACAGACGCCACCGCTGGCCTTGTCAATTTTGCCGAAGAACTTGAGAAAATCGGGACACTGATTACTCATATCTTTACAGATTACGAAAGTTATGAAGCGGCTCTGAATGATTTCAATATCGATGTAAAGGGACAGGCTGCATTTGCCGAACATATCCGTAAGCTATCCACAGAGACAACAACCGCAACCATCAATGTAGAGGATTTCAAAAACGCGCTCCAAGATGTTAATGTAAGTGAGGATGCGCTGAATCGTGTGGTGGCTCAGACTTCTGGCTCTTTCTCTGCATCTATCAAGGAAATGTTCTCTACCGATCCAGCAGCGGCATTTATTCAGGATACCAACAAGTATATGTCCAAGTTCCGCGACCTGAGCCAGACCAGCTTAACAAAGGCGAATGGTTTCTTTACCGGCTTTCAAAACAGCGGAGACATGAAACAGTTCGCGGTTAATCTACAAGCTGTGGCTCAAACGCTGGCTGCTTTCGATACAAAGAAGCTGAGTGAACTTGTCGCAGCGCTGCATGATTTGTTTGCGGTAAAGAACGAGGAAACTGGCTTTAGTAAAATCGAAAGCTCCCTAACTGATTTGCAGAAAACTGCAGAGAAACTGGAAGAAATAAAGACAGCGCTTGGTGCTACGGATGGCATTACTCTGGCCGACTCTATGAGCGCCAAGCTCTCTGAGTCAATGACGGCAAACCTTCGTGATGGTTTGAATGGCATTGCGCAGGCAATTTCTTCTATGGGCGAAGCTATTACACATCTGGATCCTGAAAGACTCCGTGTTGTAATGGACACTATTTCTCAGTTGCTCAACAATAATCAAAGCAATACACAAGGCGAACATCTTTTGTCGGTTATTAAAGAGAATATCAATTCTTCCGGCACGAATATTTCTGACATCGGCGCTCAGGCTGAAGCATCTGGTGAACAGGTCAACCAACTGGAGAACCGCATCACTCGTCTTCATAATCTTCAGGTCACTTATGGAAGAGATGGATCTGTTACTGGAGCGGTCGCAACAGGATGGAACGAAGCCAACCGTAGCATCACTCAGTATTATAATACCGCCGCTCAAATAACCAGCCAAGTGATTCGTGGCACAGCCAATCAAAAATCTGCTGTTGATGAGATTGTGTCTCTTTACAAGAGTGCTGGGACTTTGATCTCACAATCTTTCTCTGCAAAAGATGAAGATCTGGCTGCTGATCTATACGATCAGGCTATTGAAAAAATCAATCAAGCTGAAAGGGCAATGGATGGTTTGGACGATAAACGTCGCAACTCTGCGGCTATCCTTCAGGCACAGACAGACGCTACGAACGCTTACGTGAAAGCACAGGCTGCCGCTGTTCAGGCTTATCGTGACGCAAAGGATAAGGTTGCTCAAAAAGAAGCGGATACCGAGTACAAACAAAGCCTTGCATATGAACAGGATCAGATTAAGGGTTGCATCAAGGCGCTAAATGAGTACCATAGTCTGCAAAAGACACAGGCAAAATTTAAGGCGGATTCACCGGAATTTGCTACGCTTCAAGAGCAGATCAATCGTGCGAAAGCCTCTTACGATTCTTATTCTGATACGGTGCGCAATTCTGTTGCGGTTCAAAATGCTTGGACTGAAGCAGAACAAAAGACATCCGACGCTTTGGATAATCTTTCTGCAAAACAGCAGAGTGCGAATCAATCAAGCAATCTAAGCGCCCTGATTAGCAAGACGGCAGAGTACTGGGATCTCATGACCAAAGCGGAAACGGTAACAACAACTGTTGACAAAGACGAATACACCCGCCGCGCTCAAAACCTTGATGCCGAGATCAAAGACATTTTGAAAAAGAATTCCGCATTGGCTCAAGAGCAAAGTTACATTGACGCTGCCACTGAAGCTCAAAAGCGGTATGCCGCTGCTGTAAATTCGAATAGCGTTGCTACCCGCCAAAAAGAATATAATCAGCTTTTGGAAGAACAATGGTCATATGAAAAGCGTAGGCTCACACTTGAAAACCAGTCAGGCAAAGGAACAGGAGCACAACGTGCTGCACGTCAGGCTGAGATTAACCGTTTGCGTCAGGAAGAAGAACGCATTGCTCAGCAGGTCAATAGCATGGATAAAACTGGTCTTGATACGCAAACCAAACTGAAGCAGATACAGGAGCAGCGTGTTCGTCTGGAAAATGACTTAAGCCTCAAGACTGGCGAGGTTAGTGAAAAGCTGCTGAATCAAATTGTCCAGATGGCAAAAACGATGATCGTAGCACGAGCGCTTCGCAGCATTTGGACTAACGCTATCACTTATGCCAAAGAGTATTACGATAAGATGAATGAGATTCAGATCGTCACGATGAAGACAGATTCGCAAATCGAATCATTAAGTCAATCTTATCGCAATCTAGCAAAAGACTTAAAAATTTCTTCAACAGATATTGCGACGGCAGCAGTCGAGTTCTGGCGTCAGGGCTTGAGCGAAGAGGAAACCATGTCTCGTACTAGGTGGACATCCATGTATGCAAAGATTACATCCCAGTCCTTTGATCAGGCAGCTACACAGGTTACTGCATCTACAAACTCTATGAAGGTTTCTGCGCAGGAAGTTGTTGATTTGTTCACTTATCTTGGCGATGCATCGGCGTCTTCCGGTGAAGAAATTGGTACTGCTATGCAAAAGTCAGCTGCAGCTGCGGCGGAGTTCGGCCTTGATTTCAAACACCTTGGATCTTATATTGCTGCGGTTTCTGAAACGACACGTCAAGAAGCATACTCTATTGGTACGTCTTTTAACTCCATTATTGCACGTTGGCATAAGATTAAGAGCAATGGTTATGTTGTAGAAGACGATGGTTCTACTACGGCGACGAATGATGTAGCGAAAGCCTTGGGCAGCAAGAAGGTTGGAATCAGCGTATTCGATAATCTTGGAAACTGGCGTGATATGTCTGTGGTTCTGGATGAGCTTGCTGTAAAATGGGGAACGCTCGATTCGGCCACCCGTTCTTATGTTGCAACGATGATCGCTGGTACTACACAACAGAACACATTCCTTGCTTTGATGAATGATATGTCTAAAGGGCTTGATGGTGGCAGTCGTGTATATGAATTGTACGCTGGCGCGTTGGAAGCAACAGGAACAGTTGCGGAAAAGTATCAGGTTTATCTGAACTCTGTTTCCGCCGCGCAGGACAACATGAAAGTTTCTCTACAGAATTTGTATGATACTTTTATGTCAGGTGAAATCATGAAGGACTTCTATAACCTGATTGCTGAGGTTGCGTCTTCTCTTGCTTCTGGTCTTAATATGCTTGGCAAATTCCCGACGAAGATTATTGCAACGACAGGTGCTCTTGGTGGGGCAGCTCTCGTTCTGGTTAAAATCGTTTCTGTTGTTAAAGACCTCTGGGGAGCAATCAACAAGATTCAAGGAGCAAAATCAATAGTAGGTGTGTTAACAGGCGGAAATATTGGTTTGATTGTTGCCGGTGTCGCAGGCGTAGTCGGCATACTTATCTCGCTGATTGGTCGGTTGAATAATGTTGCCAAAGCAAAAGAGGCTGTAAACTTTGACTCTCAGATTGAGACGATGGAGAACGTTGTTTCAAAAACGAAACCACTGATCTCTGAGTATCAAGAACTGGCCGAGAAAACAAACCGCACATCCGAAGAAACAGATCGAATGAACGAATTGTTTACAACAATCTCTGGTTCTTCCTATACTTTTGCTGAATACCTTCGCGGTATTGGTGACAGCGCCAGTGATACAGCGGGCAATATTCTAAAGATGAATGACGCTTTGAGAGATACTGAAGATGCACTTGACATTGCCAAGGGTTCTAAGGCTGCAAACAAAATGCAGAATGTGGCAGATAATTATGGCGATCTTATCGCATCTGAGGAAGCCTATAAATCACATCGCCCTGCAACTTCCAATGCTGACACAGATCTGGATGCAAGTAATTTCTCTGCGGAGAAATACGGCTCAGAAAAAATTGCTATTTTGAATTGGTATTCCGCAATTCGTAATAAGTACCTTGAGACAATGAGAAAACAACTGAACAGTGAATTTGACTGGAAAGACCCTTTGAAGAGTATATCAAATCACTTTGGCCTTGGGACAAATCCTTTCAAAGAAGCTACTATCGAAGAGTTTGGCTTTGCTCCATATTATAATCTAACTGCGAACGGAATGCAAGAAGGCGGAGAACAATACGAGAAGATTAAGGCTGCATGGGAACAGCGTCAGGTTATTCTCGCAGATGAGTCTGCTTCTCTTATTGCTTTGAACGAAGAAATTTCTCAAGATCTCGCTGATGATATTGATACCATGCTAAATGGTTTAGTGCTGACCGATAAGCGCAGTGAAAAACCAACCTTGATTGGTATTACAGACGCCCAAATGAAAGCCGCTCGCGACAAGATGATTCAAGAGATTCAGTCCCGTGCTTTGAATGAAAATCTTTCCGATGTGGTAGCGGACGTTTCACGACGCGGTATGGAGTACCTTTCTAAAACCGCCGGAAATACAAACTATGATCTCCAGTATATGAAAGACTACCTAACCTCGTGGCTTGGCACAAGTCAGGATTGGGCCGATTATGCTGAAGAACTTGTGACAGCCGGCATCACCACAGCACAGATTGATCTTGCTCGGAAGAATTGGGACAGCCTTGGCGTCACATGGGCAGGAGAAACACTTGCCAAGAAAATGGTTGGCAATGTAAATACCATGAACCGCAAAGTGATTCCTGAATCTGATTTGGTTAAAGCAGGTTGGATTAACCCAGAGGATTCCAGTGATGATGGTTGGGCTACTTATTATAGTTCAGCATACTTCCTTGGGAATAAACACAACTGGGGAGATAAGATTGATTTTAACTATGGCCAAGATGCAGTGCTGGAGATTACTCCTATTCTTCCAAATGGAAGTGTTCTTACCCCTGAAGAGCTTGAAAACTACATTCAAGACGTTGTGCTCAAGGGCGGCAACATTCTTGAAAACGACAAGGTCGAAAATGGTGGAAAAGGACTTGTGCTAAATGTCGCCTCTGTTGAAAACGGAGAATATGAAAGCACCTTGCTTACAAAAGGTATTGGAGATTCTCTCCACGAAGCCAGCGCCCAGTTTGATAATGGTGGGCAAAGCATGCTGAGCTTTATTCAGAGCGGTCAAGACGCAGAAGGAATACTTGCTGAGCTTAGCACACAGCTTGCACAAGCCGCTTCTGAATCAGAAGGATACAGCGTATCCACAGCCAGTCTTGCAGAGGGATTAGACCAGTTTGGCGTAACGCAGGAAAACATTATCAGTTTGTATCAGCAGCTTCTGCCATTGATTCAAAATGGCTCCTTAGCTTGGAGCGACATTATGGATCACCTGAACAACATGGGCGAGGATGGCTTTGGCGGTTTCTTGTCATGGCTGACAGAAACGATCACTGCTTTAACTACAGAGGATCTGGAAGGAACTGTTGAAGGCTGGACAAATTTGATGAACAGTTTTATCAATAGCGAAAGCCTGAATGAAGCCGACTCTATGAATTTCATTGGCGAGCTAATCCCAGCACTTGAGCAAATTGGTGATGGGGCTGAAGAAAGCGCCGAGAGCATCATGAACTTTGGCGAAGCATACAGCCGCTTAACAACCGCTAACAAGAAAAAGATCAAAGGAATGATTGATGTTTCCGACGAGCTTTGGGACAAACTGGTGAGCGGTGAAGAGCTTACAGTTGATGAAGCGGAAGAATTGATTTCTGCCTTAAACCGTGTTAATGGCGCTTTGAAGCTCAAGAAGCTGGAAGATGCTGGAGATATCACATCTGGTATTTCCGATGCTTTTGCTGCAGCAAGCAAAGACTTGCTTACGTTTAACTCTAAGCTAACAAGCGTTGTCAGTGCGGTTGAAAAAGCAAAGAATGCGCAGCTTGCATACGAATATGCGCTAAGCAACGATAAGAGTGCAGAGTATTATTCCAACGCGATGTCCGATCTTGAAAGTTACACTGGTCTGTCTAGTGAGATGATTGCTTCTAACATGGCTTATGTTGGGCAAATTATTCAGGCGGCTATGGGACAGGCGGAACAATCTATTCTGGATCTTTGCACCGAACTGGATGTCCTAAATAATAAGAGTGTGTATGTTGACCCGAACGGACTCCTTGGATTGGAAAACGAAGCGGATGTAACGACCGCAAAGCTGGCAACAGTTATCAATACAATCCTTGATGCAGCTGGATACAGGTTGTCTACGGTTGTGGATGCAAAGAGCGGCACCGGAAAGATTGTTGTCACCAAAACCGGTGGCGGTACCTATAAGCCGAAAACGACAAGCTCAAGCGGTTCCAGAGGCGGTGGCGGTGGTGGAAGCGGCTCCAAGAACAACAGCAGTTCTAAAAAGGATAGCTCGCGTACAGAAGAGGAACGCTGGGTGGAGCAGGTTGATAACACCGTCAAGCGGATTACAGATCGCATGTCTCAGCTGAACACAATTATGAACAGTTGGGATTCTGAAGGTTACTTCACTGCAGAGATCAAAGCGCTTGGTCAGGTGAATGAGATGCTGAAAGATCAGGACAAGATTCTGCGTGAGAAGATCGCAGAAGCGCAGGCACGACTGCCGGCACTGATTGACCAGTTCAACTCCACAACCCCGGATACCGAAGCGTATGACGCTATCCTGAGCCGGGTGAATACCATTCAGGACGCCATCACTGATTGGACGCAGAAGCTGACAGAAAACGAAGCCTCCATTGTGTCCAACAAGCAGAAGATTGACGATCTGAATGATTCCATCCGTCAGCTAAAGCTCGACTTGGAGAACGAGATTCTGGAAGCCATCGAAGACCGTGAGCAGCGGATTGACGACATGCTGCAAGCCAGAATTGATATGGAGGAAACTATCCTTGATATCTTGAAAGCTCAGGCAGAAGATGCGGAGCAGGCAATCCTTGATGCGATTGACGCTCAAATCGACGCCCTGAACAAAGAGAAGGATGCGGTTTCCGAACTGCTGGACGCACGTAAGGAGCAGGCAGATCAGGAAGACAAGCTGGCACAGCTGCAAGAGCTGCAAGCAAAGTACTCCCGTATTGTGGCTGACCCGACACGCGCCAAGGATGCACAGGATATTCTTGACCAGATCAACGACTTGCGCGATGAGATTGCTTGGGATCAGGCGGAGAATGAAAGCGAAGCTCAGCAGAAATCCATTGAGCAGCAGATTTCTTCACTGGAAGATTACCGCAATTATATTGAGCAGTACTATGAAGACCTGTTGAATAACCCGCGCAACTTTATCGATCAAGTGAACAGCATCCTGAAGATGAGTCAGGAGGATATCTTGACTTGGCTGGAGCAGAACAGCACGGACTATAAGAACTCCACGGATAACACGCGGACGGATATGGAGAACGGCTGGAAAGAAACCCTTGACACGATGAACGGTATTATCCACGACCACTGGCAGGAAGTGCAGGATATTATCTCTCAGGGTGATGAGGCGGTAATTGCGTTCCTGAAAGAAAACTCCAACAAATACCGTGAGGCGAGCAAGCTCCAGCAGGAAGCATACATCGAAGGATGGCAGGATATGTTTGACAAGATCCGCAAGGCTTACGAGGATATGCAGACGAATCTGCTGGATAACAGCAAGTTCATCAATAACACCAAGTGGGGCGGATCGGATGACGATGGTTCCAGCGGCGGAAGTAGTGGAGGCGGCGGTGGACGTGGCAGCAGCACTAATGCTGGCGGCAATTGGTATTGGTCACTAAACGGTTCGAAAGTTGGGCAAGCGTACAGTAGCAAGGCAGCTGCACAGGAAGCGCTAAACCAATCGATTGCATATGCTAAAAAGCTCTATGAAGCAGCTGCAAAACGTTGGCAAAAGACGCACAGTAGTGCGGACTTGTCAGAAATGACGAGACTGTCCAAGTCATACAACACGCAAAAGAAAGCAACTGTAAAGAAGTTTGCTCGTGGTGGTATTGCCGACTTTACAGGGCCCATCCAGATTGATGGAACCAAAGCTAATCCTGAACGGATTTTGTCTGCTACACAGACAAAGCTATTCGATGGACTGGTGGCTTCTTTGGAACAAATGAACCGAGTTCGTGTAGCGCCAATGAAGTATAACGGCGAGGCCGTAACGAACAACAAGTCCTACGGCTACAACTTTGGCGACATCAATATCAAAGTGGAGCGGCTTGACAGCGACCGCGACATTGAGGATTTGGCAGACAAGGTGAAGGAATCCATCGTGGAGTCCATGACCCGTGGACGCGCCGTCGGCGGCATTGCTTTATAAGCTGGATTGAGGAGGAGGTCGAAAGGTCTCCTCCTCTTTTTTTTGTTTGATTTCAAAAATGCGAGTTGTTTAATAAGGGACATAGGGAGGATAAAAGGAAGGAGTGTTTCATAATGAATGGTTTTTCTTTTATGGGAATACACAGCAGCACTTTTGGTGTGTACTACATCCCGGACGAGAATTCATTATTTGACGATAGATCTGACTACGAAGTGTATGACGAAGATATTGACTGGCACGACGGCGGAATTTATTACGGCAGGAAGGCAAAGCCGCGAGAGTTTTCTTTGGATTGCTATTATGAAGATATATCACGCAAGACCTATGAGAAACTGAAACAATGGTTGAGCGGTAAACAATCAGGGCGGCTGGTCTTTGATGATAAGCCATGGAAGTATTACGATGTGTATATAACAAAGAAGCCGTCCGGCAAACAGTATTCGCAGCATGAGCATGGAATGGAATCGCTGTATTCCGGGACTTTTTCTATTACCTTTACGGCTTATGAACCGTTCGGAAAACTGGAGTACAGTTCTTATGACACCATTGATACAGACGGCGTTACGAGATACTGCGGGATGCTTGAAAAAAGCAAGTTACCCGCTGCGCCAGAACTAAGCGACAGACGCTTTATCTTTTATAACTGCGGAACAGAAACCGCCCCAACGATCATTCGAGTTGGCGGTACAACAGATAATGACGGCTTTATGATCCGCAACGAGACAACTGGTCAGAAGTGCAGGCTGATCGCTCTTCCCCCATCTCCTGCATATCTGGAACTGGACAGCCGGAAAGGAAGCGTGACGCTTGTTGACCCCAGTATCAATCAACGCGAGCTGATGTTTGAGTATCACGATTATGGCTTCATTGATCTGGAGCCATCGGGACTTCTTTACGATGAAGTGCTTGTAGCCTATACATCCGGCAGCAACACAGTCACCGTCTACAACAAGGAACTGGATCAGAGCCATGTGGGTAGGTATCTTTACCTCGGCGGTAAGTGGATGAGAATTATTGCCGTCACGAAAAACGGCGTCGTTCTCAATGGTAACATGGAAGCCAGTGGTGAAGAATCCTCGACGATTGTTGTCATGAACCAAATGGCTATCGAGGGGAACGTGACCCTGACCAAATTTGAAATGGAGTACACCCCGCTTGTTCATTAAGGAGTGAAGGAAGATGGAACAGAAAAGTCTTTCTGTATTTGATTATTCAGGAAAGAAAGTTTGCGACCTGTATGACAGCACGGTTCAGACACCGGGACAGGCGTTTGACATTTCAGTAACAACAGAGCTCTCTGGATGGAAGACGCTGAACTTTACCTTACCCTATCTGGTGAAGAAAGACGATGCCGCAGAGGAAGATAACTGGCGTTGGAAATACATCAAAGCAGAATATCAGGTGCGGTTAAAAGAAGGCAATAAAGAAGACTGGTTTATTATTACCTCGCCCAAGAAGAGCAAGTCCAGCAAGAAGATCAACGGAACCGTGGAGTGTGGGCATCTATCTGGAACGCTAAAGACCAAGAACCTGTATCTATATTTTGATGATACAAACGGCATCGGTACACTTCCTTATTTGATGAATCAGATTCTTGCCGGAACCGGCTGGACATTTGATGAGGATGGCTCTGATGTTTTCTATGAAAACTATGCCACGGATGAATCCGCAGAGAAAGTAGAAAAGAAGCGCTCGCTCAGCTCGGACAGCAAGGCGGGCGCTTACTCTTTAATTGCATCGGTCTGCGACTTGTTTAATGCCTATCCAGTATATGATGCGGTAAATAAAAAGGTGGCCTGCTTTGACCTGAATAACAAGAAGCCCCTTTGGGAAATGGAAGTAGGCAAGAACCTGACAGCGCTAAGCAAGGAATCAAACAGCGAGAATATTGTAACGCGGCTTTATGTCGAGGGTGACTATGATGAGAAAGAGTATGTCGGCATTGACGATGTGAATCCCACAGGTCTTTCTTATCTGATGAACTTCGATTACTATAAAAGCATCGGCGCTTTTAAGGATGCGCATCAGGCAGCGCTGGACAAATACATGACCGACATCAAAGCTATCAAGAAAGAAACCATGGCGACGGCAACAGATTTATCTGCAAAGTCCAGCGAACTTTCTTTGCTTTGGGGCAGTGTGAACTATGTGCTTTGGACAGTCAAGGACGGTGCGCCTGCTGAAAAGTATATTGGCGGTACAGTAGAAACCGCACAAGAGAGCTTCGAGATTGGCGATACGATGTATGTGTTTACCAACGATGGGAAGTACACAACACAGGCGGTAACTGCAGACACAAAGCTGACGTTCGCATCTAACGTAACGCACATTCTGAAATTCATTGGCAAGTGCAACGGTTCCATCGGTGCAAAGGAAGTCGCGATTGAGGCTAAGCAGCAAACGATTGACGAGCTGGAAAAAGAAAATGCCAAAGAAACAACCTCTGAAGCCACGAAAGCCAAGAACAACGAGACGATCAATGCTACCCGCGCTTCGATTCAGGGCGTCTACAACGGCACGGGCGAGATTGAGAAACATGCCTACACGGTAAAAGTTACAGGAGCACAGGAGCTACAGAACGGAACAGAGGTAGAGGCGGAGCTTGCTCGAACCAGCACATCTGTTACTCTGAACACAGCGTCCTACAAACTGAGCAGTACAGACGCTGCGCTTGTCTCTGACAAAACTGTTGTGGTAAACGCTAACGACGTGAAGTTTTCTTTTGGCGACTATGGTATTACTGATGCACTTGCGGAGAGTGCTGCCGCTGCTGAAATTAAAGACAAGAGCGTTCACGACTTGCCTGCGAACATTTTGAATGTCTCTTCTGTCGCCAAGAAGATTCCGCTCAAATGCAGCAGTAACTCTACAGGAGTAGTAGCGAAGCTATACGGTACGACCTTTACCATGACGGTAAGTGCTGTGGCTTATGGTCTATATGAGCAGTTTGCCCGTGCGGTAAAGCTGGCAACTGAGATTGGCATCCTATCGAACACGCAGAAGGAGCAGATCAAAAACCAGAACAACATTGAAGCTGATTTTGTTTTGGCTATGGGCGATCTGCTTCGTGATGGATATTGGAATGACGACAACTACATCAAGGGACAGGAGCAGTATCTTTACAACGATGCTCTTGACGTGATGAAGGAAGTTTCCAAGCCAACCATTAAGTATACGGTATCGCTGATGGTGATGTCGGACGCAATGGGATATACACCGGAGCAGGTGGAGCTCAACTCCAAGGTTCGCATCTATGACCCAGAGTTGGAGATTAACGATACGGTTTATGTAAACAAGATCGAGCGGTATATTGACCGCAAGGATCAAGGTTCTGTTGAGATTACAAACGAGGAAGTAAATATCTCCGCCAACTTTGACAGTATCTTCAGCCGTATCACTTCCATTGCTAATCTGATTGAGCAGAAGAAAACCCTGTTCGAGCGTTCTGAGGCGATTACCTCTGAAGGAACGCTGGCAACTGATCGGCTGAACGGCGCGATTGATTTGCTGGTAACGCGACTCTCCTCTTCGGTGAGCTCATGGTACACAGATGACAACGGCAATATCATCTTTGAATCCGTCGATGGCTCCAGCGCCATGCAGCTATGCGGAGACGGATGGATGATTGCTGACGGAAAGAAAGAAGACGGCAACTGGAACTGGAGAACGGCAGCGTCTGGCAAAGGCATTGTTGCGGACGCGATCTATACCGGATACCTGAGCGCCGAACGCATCGAGGCAGGATCCATCACCGCAAGCAAACTGGCAAGCGACGTCGGGAAAAGCCTTGACCTTTCCAGCAACGAATCGGTGCGCCTGACTGTCAAGGATGCGGTTGACAGCATGGTAACTTATCAGCTGAAGATCACATCCGACAACGGGTTGTTCTTTTCCAAGTCAGTGACAGAAACAACGCTGACGGCAGATGTGTATGCCAACGGTGAAAATGTGACGAAGAAATATGACGCCAGTAAATTCAAATGGCTACGCTCATCTGGCGACGACGCTTCGGATGCCGTATGGAATGCGGCGCATGTTGGTATGCGCTCCATTACGCTGACCAATACCGACGTTCCTGTAAGCGCAACGTTTGAGTGCCAGATTACCATTGACGTGGACGAAGATCTGTCCAGACTGTATTTTGATACTGTCGCGGTTGCGAATCTGACAGACGAGGACTTCCGTTTTTATCTAAGCAGCAATGCTCCAGTGACACAGGTATACGACCCGAACCTTGGAGGCGGCTATACGCCTGATTGGGCAGCGACGCCCGTTGAGATTGAACCATACATTTTTCTATACGGTACGGCGACAACACCGGGAGTCAATAACGCAATCGTTGTCACTTGGAAAAAGATGGTCGGCTCAACAGAGACGGCGCTTGGCAGTTATGAAGCAGTTGATGCTTCTACCGGAAAGCTGACGATCAATGGGAATGTGCTTGGCGCAGACAGCGTGACATATATTTGTGCGGTATCTTACAATGGCGAAACGATGGGACAGGACTCCCTGAGCTTTACGCAGGTAGTAGCCGCCGAAAAAACAAAGAGCTGTGTTTTGTCCGGTGGAAATGTGTTCAAATACACAGACGGAGTTGTGAACCCGAACAGCCAGACCATTGCGTGCAGCGTGGTGAACGTAACAATTGTGGAGTGGCAATACCGCCAAGCAGACGGCTCATATGCGAAGGTTCCGGGGAGTGGAACAGGAAGTACCCTGACAGTAAACGCTACGGATGAAAACCTGTTCGTCAACGATATATGCACCATCAAGGTTATAACATCCGACAATTCTGTGTACGATATTTTCTCCCTGTATAAAGTACGGAACGGTGCGACGGGCGACGCGGGAACATCCTACTATGCTTACATCCGCTATTCGGCTTATGCTGATGGACGGCAGATGAAGGAAGCGCCAACCGTCGATACCAAGTATATCGGTTCATACGCTGGCCCATCTGAAACCGTTCCCCCTTACACCGCCTTCAAATGGAGCAAGTATGTAGGCAGCGACATCACGGTTGAGTCTACGCTGGTAGAGTACAATCAGGTGAGCGCTGAAAAGCCGGGAAGACCTGATGACGATGACGCTGGCTGGAGTATCGAAGTACCGACGCTGACCGAAGGCTATTTTTTATGGGCGCGGACAACTGTGACTTTCTCAGACAAGTCCACGATGCGTACCTACTCAGTCTCCTATAACGGAAAGACGGGAGCCACAGGCGTATCTTACTATACTTATGTACGGTACTCTGCGAATGCGGATGGATCCAGCATGACGCGGCTTCCTGAAAAGGATACGGCGTACATTGGCATCTACACAGGAACCGCCAGCTCAGCGCCAATCGCGTACAGCGCGTATACATGGTCAAGACTGAAGGGCGACGCCGGAACAGGCGTAACGGTTTCTTCTACGGTGACGAAGTATGCCAAGACAGACAGCAACGAGCAGCCGGCAGAAGACAGCGCTTTGTGGCAGGATGATATTCCTTCGGTAACAGAAGGCTCCTACCTATGGTCAAAGACGATTGTAACCTATTCTGACGGGACGACCGCCACAACCTATAACGTATCCTACTCCGGCACCAATGGCGAGAATACAGCTCATGCTTTTTTGACAAACGAGAGTATTTCTTTTGCGGCAGGAGACGACGGCAAGGTAGGCTACACCCGAATTGTTCCAACTGTCGCAGCGTATGTTGGTATTACCAAAACGGTTCCGGTGGTTGACTTTACGAAGATTACCAACATTCCTGACGGCATGGTAATCTCCAGCGGCGGAACCACAGAAGACGGCGAAGTTGAACTTGTGATTCAGGTAACGGCAGGATCTTACCTTGGAGCAGAAGGACTTATTTCCGGGCAGATTGGTATTCCTGTTCAAGTGGATAAAGACGGCGTGGTGCTTTTGAGCACGACGCTTTATTTGTCTTGGGTAAAGTTGAACAAAGGCAAGGATGGCACGAATGGCCGCGACGGCGTAATGTTCTCACTGTATACGCCAGATGGCAACACCTTCCCCAATGGACAGGGCACGCTTTCGATTGCGGCTTCCGCCTACCTTGGAACGACCGACCTGACCAAAGACTCCACGGCCACCTTTACATGGAGCCAGTTCAAGGATGGTCAGTGGGTAGCAATGACAGAAACAACGCCGACCATTTCTGTCAGCGGTGCGAGCGTAGACGGTATTGGTGTATTCCGATGCGTGATGACCTACAAAGGCGAATCATTTACCGCCACGGAAACGCTGACAGACAAGACGGATTCCTATCAGGCATACATCGCATCATCGGGTGGAGATACCTTTGTCAATGGCGGTTCCTCCAGCTTGAGCTGCCTGCTATATAAGAACGGCGAGAAAGTAGAACTGGATGACACGGAGTATGTATGGGCGAAGCTGGACAAGGATGGAAACGCGGAGACATACTCCAAGACCGGTAAGACCATCATGGTATCTGCTACGGAAATTTCAGAGAAGGCTACGTTCATCTGTCAGGTTGGCGGTGTGCAGGCACAGTTCACGCTGCGCGTCAGCAATGACATTTACGTTTCAGACGTGGAGCCGGAGAGTCCGTCCAACGATATGCTTTGGCTGGATACCTCCGGCGACATCAGCGTATTAAAGCGCTGGATGCCGGAGCATGTTGATGCGGCATCTGGTGAGACCATCGCGGCACACTGGGAAGAATGTACCGTATCCCAAAGCACGATTATGAACCTGCAGAAATTCAGGACGACAACCGCAACAGAACTGGCTGCGCTAAAGACATCGGTAGAAGCAAGAGTGACGACTGAAAAATATGATGCAGATACCAAGATTTTGGAGCAGAAGATTGCGGAAGCGACCATGAACGACGACCGCTTCAAGATTATGTTCAGCCGAACGGTAGAAGACGGAATCAACAGTCAAATTGGAAGCGTCGCCAACGACCTGAATAATTACAAGGGCTCTGTGGCGAACTACATGCAATTTGGTTCTGACGGTGTGCTGACGCTTGGTTCTTCCCAATCAGATTTTAAGACACAGATCACCAACCGCAAGGTGGCGTTTATGCAGGGTTCATCGGAGGTTGCCTATATTTCGGACAGTTCCATGTTTATTACAAACGCCCGTGTAACGCAACAGCTTTCCATTGGTACAGACAACGGCAATGGTTACTTTGACTGGACGGTTACGCCAACCGGATTGGGACTGAAGTGGCGCGATCCGAGCAACCCGCTATAATGAAAGGAATGAAGGAAAATGGCAACATGGACATATGAGATCACCGTCAGCGGCGATCACTACATGAAAGACGGCAGCGCTTTTTCGGCAACAATCAGGAGAACTTCCCCGACGAGCGTAAGTGATATTTGGCTTTACAGCATTGACGGTTCCTGTACGGTAAAATCAAATTCCAGAATCCAGACCTATGCCAGCGACGTTTGTTTGTCCTTTGGTTCGTATTTCTGGATTGGAACACTATCCCAAAACCAAAGCGACCATTCGATTGTTGAGGACGGCTATGACCTAGACAGTTCCATCCTCAATGTTGGCCCCGGAGGCGCGGACGTTACGATTTCTGCGGAGCATCCCGGTGGAAGTGGAAATGGATGCTATCTGAAAAACAACTTGGTATTTACCATCAGCATCGGTGTTAATTCCAAGTACAGCTCCTCTTCTATTTCTTGCAGCTCTCCTGTTGATTTTGGCAACACTTCTTCTGTTTCTTTTTCAAACCCACAGCTTGGCGCGTTGAACCACAAAATTACATGGAAGGTGAATGCTACCTATCAATACGAAATGACCACGGCAACAGGCGCTTCATCGGCTGTGTACCAGATCCCGACAAACTGGCTGGCTTCCTGTCCAAATAGGACGTCCATTGAATGTACGGTTACAGTGGAAACGTTATATCATAACAATTCCATAGGAACCACATCCAAAGTAATTGTGTTAAGCGTGCCAAATAGCATTGTGCCGAGCATTGGCGGGTTTACTTCGGAGATTTATAACGACACATCCAAAGAGAAATTTGCCACTAGCAAGGGCGTTTATATACAAAACCTGTGCGGTGCAAAATTCACTGTAAGTTCTGTGTCTGCCGGTACGGGCTCTGCCATCAGCTCCATTGAGTTTTCTTCTACATCCGAAGACGATGGCAGTCAAAAATGGAACGAATATACAATTGATAAATTTGGTCATAGCGGTAAGATGAATTTTACGGTCACTGTGAAAGATGAGCGTGGACGCGCCGCAAGCGCAACCATCACCATTAACGTAATTGCCTACAACCTGCCGGTGATTTCTTCCTACAACGCTTTTCGCTGCACGGCAGCTGGCGTTGGAAGCGAAAAAGGAACCTATGCGTCCATCTATTGCTCAGCCAACGTTTCACCAGTAACGATTAACGGAAGCGCAGCCAACACCATGAGCATTTCCGGCTATTACTATGTGGCGACAACAGGCACGCCAAGCCTTGTGACGGCCATTAGCGATATGACCAGCGGCAAGGTTTATATCGTTGGCGGCGGCAACCTTTCTAGCAGCTCTACCTATTATGCGCGGTTCATCGTGACAGACGCCATGGGCGGTACTGCCACAACGGATACGCTTATTTCCAGCGCGGCTTACGCCATCCATGTAAAGAACGGCGGAACCGGCGTAGCGTTCGGCAAGACCAGCGAAATACAGAATGCTGTCGAGATCAATTCTGGCTGGAATTTGTTTTACAAAGGATTTCAGATGCCGCCGATTGTTTATTCCGCAACAAACGCACCGAGCAATCCTGTGACGGGCTTGATCTGGCTGAAGAAGAAATGAGGCGGTAGCAGATGGCAAGCATTACATGGTCTGGCAATTTTGGCGGCAACAGCGCCGGAAGCGGAGGACGGACGACAAGCATCAGTGCTTCGTCTTCACTTCCGGCTACCGCCGTTATAACAAGCATATCTTACAGCATCAGCCTGACAGCCAGCAAATATTCCAGCAGAAAAAATTGGAACCTGTACTGGCTGATTGCTCAAAACAGTTCAGGAACGATTGGTGCTTATATCGGAAGCGGAGGTAACTCATCAGTTGTAGCATCAACAAGTATGTCTTCAACATCAGGAACCATCTCTGGTTCTTTGTCTCTGTCCGATCAATCTGTTTTTCAGTCAACTAGTATCCAATGCTACGCAAAAGCAAACACAAACCACAGTGCCACCTCATATATGAGAGCGGTTAGTGTTACTGTCAATTACGTTGTCCCTTATCTTTCTTGGGGTGGTACACTTTCCGCCTACCAATCCAACAATCAGGTTGTGCTGAATTGGAGCGCTACGCCAAGCTACGGAAACGGTACTGGTGCGTGTACATATTCTGTTCATAATGGAACAACTTGGGTAAAGTATGATCTGGCGATTTCGACAAGATCGTATACCCTAACTCCGACTTCATATGGCGGGAATATTACTTACAAGGTAGCTGCTCTTTATCATGGCGGATTGTTATACGAAGAAAAGACTGTAACGTTTGCCGCCAAACCGCCGAGCTTATCTTGGAACAATGCTACACCAACGGTAACGGAAAACGCAGACGGGACGCTGACTATCTCGTGGAACGCAGGATCCGGAAGCTGGGGCGCTTCCGGAACGGTAGTGAAGTATACGCTGTACGCAGCTTCATCGTCCACGTCAAGCGGAACCGCAGTAGGAACCTACACGAGTACATCCGCAACGATTGCCGCACCGGCAAAGGATGCCTATTATTATGTGACTGCCGTCTACGGCTCTGCATCGAGCACCAGCGGACGAACGGTTTACGCGGCGCACAGAACCGTAAAGAGATGGAATGGCAGCGCTTGGGAGGAATGCATTGTGTACTGTTATCAGAACGGAACATGGGTGGAGTGCATCCCTTATATCTACAACGGAAGCGGTTGGGAACTGCTGTCGCATTGATTTCAAAAAGCAGAGTTATTTAATATGTATAGAGGGATGGAGAAATATGATCCCAGCCGCAAGTCAAACGGGACTGCAGCTTAACCTGCGACACTTTAGAAAGGGTGTTGTATTTATGGCAAATTATACTTACGATGACATTTTTGAAGTTGACACAAGCAAGCACGGAACTGGTGGTGCTTTGAATATGCGGCAATACGCAAGAACTTCAAGCCAGCTGGTTTGCACTATTCCACAGGGGTATCCACTAGATTGTGATAAAGAGCAGGAAAAGAATAATTGGATGCCTTGTACTTATGATGGCGCACGTGGGTTTGTGATGTCAAAGTTCTTAGTCGGCACAAAAGCGTATGGAACACAGCCGACATCTGGTGCTGGGAACTATAATGGCAGCGATTCTCTAAATTGCAAAGCAACTGTTCGCGTTTCTAACTTACCACTTTACAGCTCTGACGACGAAAACAGCACCGTCTTAAAGAAAATTCCAAATGGAGCAACCATTTATGTGAATACTTCGATGGTTGCAATGAAAGAATGGTTGCGTGCCGTGTATAGCAACACGATGGGTTTTGTAAAGCATAAGAACATCGAAGTATATCCCAAGAATACTTCATATGTTGTTTCTGCTTGTCAGCGTTATGGTGCACCACTCTTGAAGAAAGGCATGACAAGCGATTATGTTGGGATTCTCTCGCAAGACCTAAGAAATGCTGGATGGCATACAATGACCGGTGGTACAACATTTAACGATGAAATTTATCAAATTGTTCGAGAGTTCCAAAGTGAGTATGGGCTTTCCGTAGACGGTGTTGTAGGCAACGCTACAAAAGAAAAATTATATAGTATTACTATGTTTGGTTAATTCTTTAATGTAAAATAACGGAGAGGGTTTAGATTTCCCTATCCGTTATTTTTTCTATATTGCCTGTATATGCATCAATGATAATGTCATAGGTATGAGCCTTGTTTTTCCCAATGCGGAAGCACCATACAGGCTTTTCCGGGTCATTGATAAGGTAATAAGTCTGAATAACTTTCCAAGGCTGCAAAGCAGCTATTGTCTCGTTCTGCTCTGCATAAGTCATGGCGATAGAATAGGCATCTTCTTCGGAAATGCTCTTTTCATCTGGAAGGCCGCATTTATCTTGTTCAAGCAAGCGTTGAAAGAATGGAGAATAATAAGGTTGATATTCAGGGTTGATGGCATTTGTTCTGAATTTTTCAAGTTCCCAATGCTTCTCCGCGATGCTGCATAACCACGCTTTCTGTTCAATCGTCCAGTCCCCAAACAAGCCTCCATCTGGGCAGAAAACATTACACAGTTCACTGTAATATTCATCCATCGAATAATCTGTGTTGTAGGTAATTTTCATGATATCTATGTTCAAGTCAGCAGATACGGTTACACTATAGATTGCGGTTGCGGAATATTCCCAGTTGAAGTCAAACCCATAAGCACTGTCAGTTGCTTCACGCAGAATGCAGGTATACAGCTCCGGGTCGTATAGATAATTTGTCTTGAGCTTTTCCTGTGCTGCAATGTGCGCCTGCTCCACCTGTGCATCTGAAAACGCCTGATCTCCCGGCGTAACAGATTCCTCAGCAAAGGAAACGGAGGCAAACATGACAATCGTTACGAGCGTCAAAAGGATGAAGGCAAGATTCTTCATTTTCATGATGGTTCCTTTCTTCTTAGTTAGTAAGTGTTTTAATTATACCTCAATTCTTTTCCAAAATCTACATTACAGTTGTAAATTTTACATCACCCAAAGCGAGATGATGAACATGAACAAAACCAACTATATTGAGGCGGTTGCCGGGAACGCGGTGAGCGTAACCGCAGGCGCGTATCAATATGACCGTGGCATCAAGCTGAGAGTGGACGGGACGACAGCGTTGAGCCTGCCGAACTTTCACTTTGCGATAGATGGTATGGAGAACGCGCTGACGGCAAAGTCCACCGCAGACAGCAGCGGGCGGCTGATATGCCGCATCCCGGACACCCTGCTGATGCAAACCGCCCCGATCCATACCTACATTTATATTGAAAATGGCGACGACACCGGCTATACCCTGTGCGAGTTTGTAACGCCGGTGATCGCAAGAGCCAAACCATCCAACGTAACTTATACCCCGGCAGAGATCCAGAGCTTCGACAAGCTGATGAGCGAACTGAACGCGGCGAAGACGAGCGTTAGCGAACTGTTGGAAAACACGCAGGACGCGCAGCAGGTCATCGCAGACGGTAAGGCGGTTGCAGAGAAGCTGCTGGAGATAAACATGGAGGTCGTCAACGGAGACCTCTATCTTGAAATGCCGGATACTTTAAGCAAGGAGGGGACGACATGACACACGTTTACGAAAGCTCCTTTTATGTGAGTTCTTTTCATGCGGTGAATGAAACGGGAAAACCCTATGCCGCCGACGCGAACGGCTTTATCTCTTTGAAGGCAGGCGACGTTGTGCGGTTTGAAAGCTATCTGGGGACGAGCTTTGTTTCGCTGAACACGCTGGTCTTCAAATGCGGAGACACGGCGATGAGGATTCAGCTGAACGATAACGAGAAATACCCCATGCTGATTCCGGCAAAGGAACAGAAGGGCGTGCAATACATGCGGGTGTACAGCTTTACCGCGCTGGCTGCCGGAAAGATTTCCTTTGACGGCTTGGCGAGCTGAGGGGTGAACGCAATATGCCGATGATTTACGGAAATGTGGGAACCCCCAGCAGCGGCTCCGCCGGAACATGCGAACGAGAAATAGACCTGAACCTATATGTGAACGACAGCGCCGAAATGATCGCCTCGTCCAACACACTGACGCTGAGCAACGAGAACGGCGAGCTGGTCGTTGACAACCAAGTATAAAAGGAGGAAAAGCCAATGTCCAAAGTAAACCTTGGCAGAGTGGGCTTTGTGCTCAAGGGCGACTACGACGCAAAGGCGAGCTACAAGAAACTCGACTGCGTGAAATATAATCTGAACAGCTACGGCGCGAAGCAGGACGTTCCGGCTGGCACGCTTCCAACGGATACGACTTATTGGATGCAGCTGACAGACGGCGCTACTCCCGTTGCAGAGCTGCGCACAGAAGTGAACAACGCCATTAAGGCACAAAATACCGAGATCGAGAAGAAGCTGGACGAGACAGACTTCACCGCGTTTGTGAACGCCTACCCGTCCACCACACTGGAAAAGGCGATTGAGGCTTACTACGCCATGCGCCGCACCGGAAAGATTTACGGTGTGAAGATTTATAAATTTGCCAGCAACCCGACAACTGCCGGCGTGCGGCTGGCGGATGCGGCGGAGATGACCTATGCCCCATCCACAGAGGCAACCGCAGGACAGGATGACTTTATCGACAAGGTTCCCATGTTCGACTGGGTGCATGTGAACTACATCCGCGACGACGACGGAACCGCAAAGCCGATTGCCATCGAGGGCATGAGCGATTACAAGACAACTGGCGCGGTTGATGTTGGCGCGATGCAGATGAGCTTCTACGTGAAGGTAGTTGACAACGCAGACAGCATCGAATACTACGTGTCCGATACCCAGCACGAAGGCTATACCCCTTGGTGCGAGTGCGTAAAGGCAGACGGAACGGTACTGCCGTGGTGCATCGGAAGCGCTTATCTATCTGGCATTGCGAGCGACAAGCTGCTGCGGAGCCAGCCGAACCTGATGATCGAGCTATGGCAGAGCCATAACAATATGATCGCGAACTATCAAAAGAAGGGCGCAGGTTACTGGGGCGCGGGCGCGGCGCGTAACTCTTTTGCCATCCTGATGCAGTATATCAAGACGGCAAACAAGAGCAGCCAAGCCACATGGGCTGGATGCACCAACTACAACATGCAGTATCCGGCGGCGGTGGAAAGCGCTGAAGCGATTTCCTATTTCCCGCTGACCAAGGCGCAGGCTGCGAACCTGATTGTGGGCAGTACAGTCTCTATCGGCTATGGCTATGACAACAGCGGAGCCGTAGGAATCGACCGCAACAATGCAAACATGTACAAGTATGTGCAGCAGGCGCGGATCACCAAGATTGAGGACTTGGACGACACGAATGCTGCGGTCTATCTGGATACCGACGCTACCTTTACGACTACAAAAGTCAGCATCACCGATACGCTGCAATCCCCTGTTTATCTGTCCACTTACCCTTGGGCGAGCGGAACGACCGACAAGGTGATCGGCAAATACGACGGAAGCTGGCTATCCAACACCAACGGCAAGACGCCGTACCGCATCCAAGGTCGCGAGTACAACTTGGGCTGCTACGAGATTGCGTCCGACCTTGTGCTGGACTGCAAGGAAACCGGCTATGAGGTGCTGCTTGCTCCCAAGGGAACGGCGCATTCCAACGCGGACGCCACCATCCGCTCTACATACACCAAGATCGGCACGATGCCCGTTGCCTCCGGTGACCAGCAGGTTGGCGACATCGATGTGAACCCGATCACGGGCGCATGGTATATCACTGCTTATGGCGGTTCCGCTACGCAGGGCATGGGCGACCGATGCTACGGCGCTTCTGGTCAGACCGGAACCCGCGAATATTTGCAGCGCGGTTGTCTCTGGCATGGGTCGCCTGCTGGCTCTTCTTGCTTGTCTTGCTGGTGCTGGCTCAGCTGGATCTGGAATGGGTCGGCTGCTGGCTCTTCTTGCTTGGATTGCTGGGACTGGCTCGGCTGGGCGCATTGGCGCTACGGCGCGGGCGATTGATTTTCCACGTCTTCTGGGGGTGAATTGGGGCGAAGCCCCAAGAGGGGATCACCCCTGGAAGAAATTTTATATCAATATTTTCCCCTCTCAAGGGACTTATGGGGTGCGCGGTAATCTCAGGAATGGGTCGAATGCTGGCTCTTCTTACTTGAATTGCTGGAACTGGCTCGGCAGGACGAATTGGAACTACGGCGCGGGAGATCAGACTGGCGGGGAATGCTCCCCGTTTAAGAGAAACAACAATGGCGCAATCGGCGACATTTAGCCCCATATTTCGTGCGACGGCATCGCACTCGGTGCGACACACCGACCTGCCTGAATGGCGAATTTCTCTTATTAAGGCGCTTACAACTATAAAGGAGTAACGTGTGCGGAGCGAGAGCCAACCCACACGCGGGAGAATAGGTAAACCGAAATCCCGGACAGAGAAAATCGAATGCACAGAATACATCTATATAATAATTTGGAACGCAGGAAAGACGTCAGCATCCCTGTTTATCAGTGTATCTGCGACCGATGGAAGCGCGGCGATACCGTCAGGCTGCTGGCAAGGGAAACCGGGCGAAGCGTCCATGAGGTAAAGCGGATGGTGGCAGACCATCAAACCCACCTGCTTTACGACGGCGTGGAACGCATCATCGACCGAATGCATCAGAGTATCTTGCACCAAGACCTGAGTTTGCCTCCCATTGTTTACCACGAGAAGGCAGACCCATCCAGCCACAAAATGCGGACGATTGGCGTTGAGAGCATCGAGCAGCAGCTATATGACGAAGTTGCCGACTATGCGCTGCAGCCGCTGAAGAAGCGGATTGGAACATACCAGATCGCCTGCCTGAAAGGAAAAGGCGGCGCGATGGGAAACCGTGCGCTTCGCCGCTGGATGAGAGACAAGCGGGTGCGCTGGGCAGTTCAGGCGGACGTGAAGAAATGCTATGAAAGCATTGACAGGAAGAAGCTGATGGGCTTTCTCCGTCACGTCGTCAAGGGTTCGCCCCGCGTGCTCTGGCTGATTGAGACACTGATCAGTACGCACCGTCATGGGCTGAATATCGGGTGCAAGCTATCGCAGGACTTGGTGAATATTTACCTGTCCGTTCTCTACCACCAGTTGACCGAACAGGTTGCCGTGGTGCAGAAGCGCAGAGGCGAAACCAAGAAGCATATGGCGGTATGTCATGCCCTGTTCCAGATGGATGATATTCTTTTATTATGTACATCCAAACGAGATGCGAAACTTGCGGTAAAGGCTCTGCTTGAGAAATCGGCAGAGCTTGGCATTACCATCAAGCCCAGCTGGCGGATGTACGAGCTGAACGATCCTTCTGTCCGAGGTGAAGGAAAAACCTTTGTAGACATTATCGGCGTTCGGTTTTACAGACATCGCAGATCTCTCCGCCGCCGTGTTTACATCAGAGCACGGCGAGGGTTGGCAAAGGTACAGCGGCTGATACGAATGCACAAGCGCGTTCCAAGCTCGCTGGCCAAACGAGTGATCTCTCATGTCGGATGTCTGCTATGGACAGAGCATTTTCGGCTATGGAAGAAATACAAAGTAACAAAGACATTGCGAGTATGCAAGGAGGTGATTTCCCATGAAAGCAAGATTCTTTATCCGGCAGGACACCGTTAAGATTATCTCTATGGACGGCAAGGTGTACATCTTTTTGTGCCTGAACGAGGAAGTCAAGAAGGAGACCTACACCGACAGCATGGTGACAGACGGCAAGCCTGTGACGCAGACGGTATATGAGTACGACTATGCGGAGATTATTGAGGACGAGGGCATCCTTGACCTGAACGACGTGGCGGCGAACCCGGAAAACTATCTGGGCTACGAGCCCCATGTGGAGGAGCCGGACAGCCTTGAAAGGCACCGTGCAGACATTGACTATATTGCGATGGAAGTTGGGGTGGAGCTGTAATGGCAATGAGCAAAAATTATCTCAAGGTAAAGCGGTATTACGACAAGGGGCTTTGGGACAAAGAGCGTGTGAAAGCTGCCGTGGGCAAGTGGATCACGGCGGACGAGTATGAAAAGATTACGGGAGAAAAGTATGAGGCAGAATAACGCCTTAGCAAGAACAACCAAAGAGGAATTGATTATGGCAACGCAACCTAATCTAATTGTAAATGGAAATTTTGAAGGATATAGCGCCGGCTGGAAGCAAACCGCATGGTATCCGGAAAATATCGTCGAGTTCTATACCAACGGCGGGCAAAGCGGCGGGTATGTCAAACTGACTATTCGCGCAAACGGAGACCCCGGTACAAATAGGATTTATCAAAGCGTAGAGCTTAAGACTGGTGCAACTTATACTTTATCATTTTATGCAAAGCGTAGCGGCAATGTTGATCTTTGGATACAATATCGAATTGGCACAAACAATGCAATTAGTAGCGGTTCTCTGAAAGGTATATTCCTAGACGGATATGGTTGGAAGAAACACTCCATTGATATTAAAGTTCCATCCGGTTCTAGTGACACGATTCAGACGACGATTGATTTTATCGCTGGCTCAGCAGCAGGCTATGTCTGTTATGACACGATTGAGTTGGTTCTCAAAGAACATATTATCAACCCATCAACGCCAGACTATTTGAACTGCTATGTTGAAAAAACAGCCGTTAAGTATTCACAGTTAAATTCCGAATCAGCTACTCCTTATTCTCTTTCCAAGGGCAGTACTGTTGGGTTGTATGAATGCGACAATGACCATTATATTTCATGCCGGGAGGGTGGCCAATACTATTTAGAGCGCCAGTGCGTCAACACCGCAAAGTCTGCTAAAACCAGCACCCGAAATGTCACGAATATGTTTGGCGATACAACTTTGAAGTATGCATATCCTGCGCCTGAGCAAGCAAAAGTATACAATCTACAATGGACGTTAAACCGTCTCGGTCATAATTGCGGGACGGTCGATGGAAAATTTGGAGAAGGCGTCGATTCTGCAGTACGATCCTTTCAAAGAAAGGCTAAATTAACTGTGGATGGCAAGGTTGGTGCCGGAACAAAGGCAGCTTTAATTGCTGCACTCGATGCTTTGGATAGTTGATATTATAAAAGAGCTGCTAACTTTAGCAGCTCTTGCTCTTTATTCTATTTCAATTATTTTATAGTCATCGAAATCTTGGCGATTTTTCGCCTTCAAATTAAGAGCGATCATAACGACATCTCCTGTTTCCGCATCTACATAGCAACTACACCTCATCAGATATTCACTTGAATTCATGTGCTCAAAAAACTGGATAACCCATGAACGTTCACATATTGCAGACGCTGACGGATTTACGCTTGCATTGTAAAACTTTGTTCCCATTGCTAACGATTCCAAATAGGCGTCTGTTATTCTATCATCGTAATCAATTAAAAACGCTTTAGCCGTAGAGATTGCTTCTTCACAAGAAATTTTGACTTCTTCATCCGGAATGGTCGGCAGCATTTCAGTTGCTACTTGCCAGTCCACATTTGGAAGATTCCCATACAAATAGCTAAACAAACCACGAGTCCGATAATCCCACGTTTCATTTGGGCCAAACGCCCATTCCCATTCAGCGGTGACCTCTTTGAGATATTTTTTTTCATCCTCGCTCAAATCATATTCGCTAGCATGGGCAAGGCATGGGGCCAGCATGAGCAGGATAGCAAGCAGCAAAGCGTTTACTTTTTTCATCGTATTAAGCTCCTTTCAAAATGATTATAGCACATTGGCTGTTGCCTATCTATAAACAACACAAAATTTTACAACTGAACAATTTGACAGGAGCAGATGTATGCAGACAATCTGGCTTTGTTAACCAGCAGAAGTCGCGAGTTCAAATGAACAGAATAGCTTGACGTGGTAAGCGTAACAATCGAATAAGGCATAAACATTTGAGGGACTGTCTGAAAAGGCAGTCCTTTTTTATTGCCTCCAAACGAGGTGACTGAAATGAAAATCAAAGTAAAGCTCACGAGTAAGCGGAACGCTGCCTTCTATTCCGTGGCGGTTGGCTCTATTGTAGAGCTTGAGCTGGAGGAATACCTGCGAGGCGTGGTTGCTGCCGAGATGGGCAACGCCCCACTGGAAGCCTGCAAAGCACAAGCAGTAGCTTCGCGGACAACGGCGTACCCGTATTATACCATTGGAAAAGTTATCTCCGATTCTTCCAGAAGCGTCCAGTGCTTCAACGCGGAGCGGGCACACTCGACCAAATACCCGGATGCCTTTCAGGCGGTTAGCGAAACCGCAGACGAAGTGCTGAAGTATGACGGCAAGGTGATCGTTCCCTGCTCCTTCTCCTCCAGCAACGGCGGAAGAACGACTTCCAGTCAGGAACGCTGGGGCGGTGCGAGAGCATGGCTGATTGCGCAGAAAGACGAATGGGATGATGCGGTGACGCACGGCAGGAAAACAGGACACGGCGTAGGGATGAGCCAGACCGGCGCGAAGCATGCGGCGACTATTGGAAAGAGCTACACCGAAATCCTTTCTTTTTATTACCCAAACACAACACTACAAAAAGGGGTTGATCGCATGGCATATGCGACAGTGAAAGCCAGTTATCTGGTGGCGAAATTTAAGCTCATGGCGCTGCCGTGGTGTTCCCCGAAGAAACCATGGAAGTATGTGGCGGGCGGCGCGAGCGAAGGCGCTGTTGACTGCTCCGGCGCGTTTACCTATTGGTACGGCAAAGCCGGCAGCTTTATGTACCACGGCAGCAATACCATGTGGCGCAAGTACACGACCGCCAAGGGCAAGATCGGCGACATTGATCTTGTGCCCGGAATGGCGGTATTCAAGATGCGTCAGGACGGTAAGGAACCTGACCAGTACAAAGGAGACGGCCTTGGAAACTTCTATCACACCGGGTGTTATATCGGCGATGGCAAGGTGATTGAGGCGCAGAGTGTAAAGACCGGCGTTGTAACCAGCTGCATTTCAAGCTGGGGCTATGCCGCTCGGATGAAGTACACAGAGTACGACCTGAGCGAAGGCGGAGAGTATCCGGCAACTGGAACGGTTGTAACAGCCGGGGGGCATTTGAATATGCGTTCAGAGCCCGGCAGAAGCGGCGCTATTCTGGCAAGGATTCCGAATGGAACCGCATTGACCCTTACCGGGAAGAACGGTGATTGGTATGCGGCGACCTATGCCGGAAAAAGCGGATATGTTTCAGCCCAGTATATTTCCCTGTCCGGCGGTATCTACCTTCTATCCGGCAAAACAAGCTTGGCAGAGGCGAAGGATAAGCTCGTCGCCTACGCGAAGGAGCTTGGCGTAACCCTGACAGTGACAGGCGGTGATGACTAATGCTGGACGTCGCCATGGAACATATACTGAAGTACTGGATCGGCTGGGCGTGCGGAATCCTTGCCAGCATGGTCGCAGTGCTTTGGCGGCGGTTTACGAAGTTCAAGAAAGAAAACGAAGGGATGCACAACGGCCTGTTATCGCTTCTTCGGGACAGGATCAATCAGGCATGTCGCTTTCATCTGAGGAACAAGCACATTACAGCGCGGGATCGCGAGGTGCTGGACGCCATGTTTCAGAGCTATTTTGACATGGGCGGGAACGGCGTGATCAAACATCTGAAGGAAGAGATCGATGCGCTGCCCACATGGATTGAAAACATTCACTAAGGATGTGACAACGGATGGAAAAGAAAACGAACGACGACCATGCGTTTGTCAAATGGTATGTGCAGCACAGCAAAAAGCTGTCCTCCGCCAGTCTGGTTCAGTGGGTGATTGTGGCGGTAGCGGTGTTTTTTCTGGTTTTCTTTTACGACGTGGACAGCTACGAAGCGTCGCTGCTGGAGCATGTCATTCAATGGTCGGCGACCATTACCGTCGCGTCTGTCGGAGGCTACATGCTGAACTCGGCTGTGGAAAAAGCCTGCCGACAGAAACTAAAAACAATCGTCAGTTCTGCTGGCGAGGAAACGAGTGATACTTACGATACGGAAGACGAGATTGCCGGATATGGCTAATGCAAAAATGAATAAGGCAAAGTGAGGTGAGAGGATGACTTACTTGGATGCTGCGAAGGGATACATTGCGGACGTTCCTGAGATCGTGTTTTACCGATGCGATCAAAAGGTGTTTCATTTCAACGAGCTGACGTCTTTCAACTTTGAAACAAAGAACGACCCAATCGTCATTCGGTGCGGGCACAGCAGACATCCCGTGGCTTTTATCGACGCGCTGAAGGAAATGAATATGGAATTCGAGAGCGCCGCCATCACAAGCGATTTATTTGCCATGAGCGCCAGCAGGGTAACGCAAAAGGCTGAGTTCAGCTCTCTGGAATCCAAACGGTATACAGTAAACCAAAACAACCAAATCATTCTCCCGTTTCTGGTCAAGGACAAATCGGTTTCCATTTACAGACTAACGCAAGCACAGGCTCCCGCGCCGGGAGCTTTTTCTTATGAGGTGAAGGATTCTCAAACGATCCTTACATTCGACCCAAGCGACTTTGGCGAGGACGATGATGTGCGCGTGGCGTACAAACGCATTATCCAAGACGCAGAAGTTATGACCACCACCACCCGCCTGAAGGCTGTTACCGGCTCTGTTACCGTTTACTGGCCTGTGTATTCCGGAACCAAAGACCAAAGGCAATCCGTTATGAAGGGCTATTTACATATGCTGATTTATCTGGTAAAGCTGACGGAACCGGCAACCATCAGCACCAGCTACAAGACGGCGGCTACGCCTCACATTTCCATGATAGCGCTTGATCCAAAGCGTTTGGATGGAAAGCTATGCCAGTTTATATATGAGCCAAACGCCAATAGTGCGGGTGATTTGAAGCCGGGGCACTGGCCTGTGTTTGAAAAAGACGAAGAGAACAGTCTCTGGGTAACGGTGGCAGACCGCGCAGAACTGATGGGAACCAACTACGTTCCTATCTTTGATTTGGCGAATGGAGACTTGGGCGTAACCCTTCCGGGTGACAAAGACAAGTATCAGCTCAGCGACGGCGAGCTGACTTTGGATGTGAGATAAAGGAGGAAGCAATATGAATGCTTACGAAATTACTCTGTTATGCGTGATTGGCGCTATCGTTGCCGTGTGGCTGGTGGATCGCTTTACAGGCGGACACATCACTGAAAAGATTATTCAGTGGCATCCCGTGCTGGCTGCGCTAACCGCACTGACTTCTGCTGTATCGGCGGTTCTGCCCTCCAGCTATTTTGCTACGCTGAACGTCATTCTGAAAGCCGTATGCGACGGAACAGTAACGGCGGAGCAGCTATGGAAGATGGACAAGCTGCCGAAGGAAGAGCGCAACGCTTATGCGAAGCTACTGATTGGTGAAAAGCTGGCAGCGGCGGGTATCGAAGTGACGCCGCAGATTGAACAGGTCATCGACGGCGTGATTGCCATTGTGTGTATGCTGATGCCGCATGAGAGCGACAAGGACGACAAACTGACAGACGGTGAAACCGAACAGCTGAATCAGGAATTGGGCATCTGATGGGTGCCTAAAAATTGAGGGGCTATCATGGAAAGTGTGATCCATGGTAGCCCCGTTTTTTGTTGTGCAAACCCAATGACACTTGGCCATTGATTGGACAACGAGCCCTGAAAATGTGGTTAAAAAGCAAGATGTATTATCGTCAGTATGTTTATTCATTTGGATTTATTGGTATGTTGTCTTGCTGGTTCATACCCGGAGTGTCATAGGTTCGAATCCTATCGGAGCCACCACCGTGAAACCCTTGAGAATCAACGTTCTCAAGGGCTTTTATTTTTATGCATGACCGTGTATACGTGGAGGTTTGCATCAAATGTCCGAAAATGCGTCCCTAATTAGGCGGTTGTATTTCCGGTAAAACCCTTATGACGCAATGGGTTCGGCACTTGTTGTATCTTTTACTTTGCCATCCGAAAACAGCAGACTTTCCAGTGTTTCTGTGGCCTTGAGAAGGTTCTGTTTTGACGGATCGACGTAGCGATTCATGGTAATCTGGATGTCGCCATGGCCTGCCAACGCTTGGATGGTTTTGGGATCCGCTCCTGTGCTGGCAATCAGTGTTAGGAAGGTATGACGAAAAACGTGCGCAGATGCTCCGTGAAGGTCTATCTTCTTAGAGATAGATTGCCACATACGATTGTACATCGTGTGGCTGAGCGGAGATTCCTTATTTGCTTTCGCAGATACAACGAACCCAACTTGCTCTGAATTTTCTTTCAAGATTGTTTCTAACGCAGAGGTTATCGGGATCGTTCGGATACCGTTTTCCGACTTTGTGGTAGTGATAATCGGAGTATTTTGAGCGAGTGTGACATTACGAGTTACATTGATTGTCTTCTTTTCCCAATCAATGTCCTCCCAGCGTAAGCCCAGAACCTCTCCTCTTCTCATACCAGTATACATCATGAGACCAAGTAGTGTCCGTTGGCGAACGTCCAACCGATACAAATTGGCTGCAATATCTTGAAAGTCTTCAAGTTGCAAAGCGTGAACAACTTTTACCTTCTCAGATGGGATAGATAGTTTTCGACTTGTTGCCGGATTGTTATCCACCAATTTGTCTTCCATCGCGTCTTTATACAAGCTGCTAAGGAACACCTTCATCTCTGTCAAATATTTTTTCGAGAGATAAGCTCGTTCATCCAAAAAGGCTTGAATATCTGTAACCGTTATTTCGTTAAGCCTTTTATCTCCGAGCCCAGGAATAATATGATCCTTAGCCATTGTTGCATAAAATTTTATTGATGTTGGTTTTAGTTTCTTGGCCTTAAACACATAAAGCCACTCGTTCAAGTAATCTTTTAATAACGGAGCTTTTCCATGTTGCTGCTGTTGCGCGGGCTCTGCCGCTTCGGAATGTTTGACAAACTCCCAGATGCGCCCACTTTTGACATAGGTGGATACTATTTTATCGTTCAGTTCATCAAGGGACGCCGCTTGCAGTTTGACATATTTAGGTTTTTCTCCTTTAAGAGAAACAAGAACGCGGGTGTTTTGGTGCGCCATGAAATCTTCCCCTTCCATTGACGACCCTACACCTGCTTCAAAGCTGGCAACCAAAGCAGCCTCAACTTTTGAGAGGTTGAAGATGATGTTGTCCAGCTCGTAAACCACATTTGTTGGAATTATTCCGTTGTCAAGGTTCGGTGCGGCTGCAAAAGATTGATAACCCTTTATAGCCATTTGTACATCTGCATTATAACATCCGCTATTTTGTGGGTCAATTTTTCTTAGCGTAATCTCCGTAATTGTATCACCCCGTTACAAATTGACAAAAATAAAGGGAGCTTGCCCGGCTCCCTGTTCAGTTTTAAGGTTTCAAAGTATTACATGGCGGACGCGAACACAGGAACGCTTTGAACTTCATTCCCCCAGACGTCCCATCCTTCGTGCTGTTCACGAGCAAACAGTTCAATCCTCGGCTCGTAGCTGACGCGCTCAATCATCTGTCGCATGATATCCGGCTTGGCGCTATGCGCCTGCTTTGGCGCGTAAAAACCTGTTAAGCCCTGCTGACGCTTTCCGTCTTCCAGCTTATAAGGCAAGGGAGTTCTGGTTCTGGCAAAAATGCAGTGCTCGGTCATGCCTCGGTAATATTGCCCCAGTCCTATCGAGTTTTTCATCCAAGTAATCATTGTCACATACTGGAAACCCCACGCTTCGACAACCTTTAGTGCATCAGGCAAGAAGTTATTGGTCGTCCATAAATACAGATGGCACCCTTCCGGATCCGCAATCTCCCGAACCGGAAGCGCTATAATGTCCTTCGTACTCATCAACGGGTAGTGCTTGTCTGCGCCACGCTTAATCTTGCCACCTCCACGTTCCATCCACGGAGGATCGGCATATATCGTTTTGTATAGCATTTATATCTCCAACTGTTCCCTTTTTCATATTCAATTGTTCATTGACACGAATCACGATAATCGCCATTCGGATTTCGTCGGGGATCTAGCTCCGCATTATCCCAAGCCGGATTTAGGAAATTGGTTTTGTCCATATTCAAACCCTCACTCTCACTGGCAAAGCGCCTGATAGATAACGGAACCATGAGACGGCATTTCGCTCAGGAGGATGACATTATCGCTGGAGGTATAGTAATTCATACCGTTGGTATCAGTGAGCGTGATGGTATCGCTATCGTCGTAGTCTCTCCATGACCTGACTTCGACCAGAATGGATTGGCTGGCGGTGAGCTTAATCACCGCAGCCTTATAGGAATAGGTATCGAAAAGGGGACCGATATTGTTGCCAAAGAGGTCTGCCGAGGCGGTTTGCGGAGTCAGCCACACTGTAAGCACAGCCAGAATGACAATGGCAACAATAACAATAAAAGTCTGCACATACTTTTTCATACCGGCTCGCCATCCTTTACGCAGAGATTGTCTTTCTTGAAATAAACGTCGATATAGGTTTCGCCTTTATCTCCGTTGTAAGTTACCTCAAAGTAAACACCGCTCGCTTTATCTGTTGAGAGCATGGCCTTCCAATTCTGAAGCGTCTTGCAAAACCAAACGATGTAGAAATCGTCCGGCGAAAAAAGAGGTGCTCTTGGAAGCAAAACATCCGCATATTTGCTGAGGCCGATGGCAATATGTTTGTTAGAATAGTCACAGGCAAGCGTCTTTGCCCGTGCGAACACTTCGCTGTTTGTCATTGCTTATTCTCCCTTCAGAACTTCATAGGTTACGCGCAACACAGAGCCATCGACAAAAGTAAACTCATCGGTTCTGGTTGATTCCTTGTCCAGCATCATTTCTTGCTTTATATGCTGGACAAATGCGTGAGTTGCTTCTTTCGTAACTTCTGATTTGTTCTGCCACCTGTCTTTCTTTTTATTCAGTGTCCCGGCATAGATACCGAAAACGCCGCAAGCGACATGATACTCAGCCATCTTTTTCTTCAACCTCCATATAGGTCAATTCACAGATTTCGTGCCTACGTCATAGCTAATGACATAAGGTCGAAGTTCTTTGGGAGCGGGGATGTTATAAAGAAAGCAGGTTTCAGCGATGATGGGTTTAAGGAAGCATAGAGCTTCGGCATAAGCGTAATCATTATCCTGAATGGCTTTAACAAGCTCCTTAATAGAGGACTCCTTGAACCTCGCTGCGCGGCAGATACGAGAAAACCGTTTGCGTGTCATAAACTATCACTCCCCGATAATGGAGCGAATCTGTTCGTACACATGGTCGTTCGACTTCATGGCAGTCTCTGCGACAAGTGCCTGCTTGTTGGCGTACTCGGCAATTTCCCGGAACTGCTGTACTGACTGTTGAAGCTCTTCGTTAATGGCGCAGAGCTTGCAATGGGTTTGATGAAAAACATCAAGAGCTGCTTCGCGCTGGGCATTTAGAGAATCTACATCATGCCCGATGCGAGCCATCGCGCCCTGCAAAACATCCTGCGTGGTCTGCACAGGCTGCTTCTTCTTAAAAATCTTCATATATATACCTCCATTTGATCGTCATCATACCAAGGCCAGTCGGCTTCAAGACCTGCGGACTCCTCAACAGGAATATTCTTGATTATTTTTTGCGAATCTGCCAGGGCACCAGAAAATGTATCGAAAGTTTTTTGATAGGATTTATAGCGTTTGTGGGCCATATCAATGAGCGCACCAATCCATTCTTCTGAATATCCCGCTTCACGGCAGACCTTCACAAAGCGTTTTCTGGTCATGCCGGAATCTCACCGTCCAAGCAGCAAGAAGCATAGGTGCTGGCGGTATACGTAAAGAGAACGTTGGGATATTTCTTTACCGCATCCATAAAATCGCCGGTGGCGTTATCGTTGTCCGAATCTCCATGGCTAAAGAGGATGCAGTACACTTCTTCCTCCGTCAGACGGAATTGGGTAGACAACATCATAATGCTCTTGTCAGTCCATCCCCGAATCGGGGAAGCATTCTTGACACGGGAGCGGAAGTTTCTGGTGTTCGCCGTAACGCCAGCGCAGGTATCTGCGTCATCGTACCAGTCCAACCGGTATAGCTCTGAAAACATACCGACAATCAGCGGAGACTCCGGGCGTTCCCACCGCATCCCGGAATTGCGCGTGATGACCTGAAGCGCAGTCGCTGTGTTGAAAGCATGATCAAACAGGCTTCCGTCATAGCGCATAGATAACTGGTGAAAAGAATATGGGGCAGCAAGGAAGCCTTTTCCAATCAGCCAGTCCTTTACATCCTGTGTGACACGGGTTGTCCCAACAGGAAACACATGCTCAAGCGCCGCAAGGCGTTCTTCGTATGTCATAGCTTTTCTCCTTTATCTCCAAACATATATCGCTTGCCATCCAGATGAACGGATTTCATTTGCTCTGCTGTCGGTTGCTTGCTCCACGCGACCCAGTCTTTACCATAAGTTTTGGTAGAAAACCAAAGATCCAAGCCATATACCGCCAGATCTTCATCCGGTGTAAAGTGATCCAAGACGGCAGCCCAGATTGTTCCTTCCTTGTCCTGTACCCAGATCGGCTTGACATTCCCCTCCTCGCAGGAGATGCGCCTCACCTCATCCAAAGAAAGCAGGGTTGCCATACACAAGCGTTTGATGAAATCAACAAGCAGATTCTTTTGCCGGGAAAGCTCATCGATGGCAGTTTTTGCAAGAGCAAGTTCTTGCTTCAGAGCCTTTTTCTTCATAAGGCTTCCTCCTGATGATTGGGCGGGAAGCGATTTAGAAACAGCGCAACCGCCAGAACCCCAAGAAGAATCAGAACAAAATCTCTCATTGTTTTTCCTCCAGATGAATGATGTCATGATACATAAACCGCACGTCATCCATCATGTCGTCAATGTGGAAGTGACCGCAATACCACTTCTTCCATGGCTTTATCTTAGCGTCTTTGCGATAATCAGCGATCTCATCCATCCACTGTTCCATGGTGGTGTCTTCCTCCAGACCGCTGAACTGATTGAGCAGCGCATGATTTGGGCGGTACTGCAAAGGACAGGTATGGGACATAATCAGAATGTCAGAGTGATAGTCGTCAACCAGATCGCAGTAAAGACTGCCCGCTCTTGCGCGTTCTCCGTAAGACAGCTGCTCGTCCGGGAACCAGTATGTATGCCGCGAGCTTAGTTCCATATCCAAACGATATTGCTTGTCGATGGAATAAGCACCGCAGATAATGAAGGTGTTATGACCGGCGAAGCGATAATACCCATATTCCTTTGGAAACAGAAGCGAAGGGAAATCCTTATAATACCGGAACTCGCCCTCTATATCTTTCTCATGAAGAAGGACATACCGAAGATCTGGATTGTTTCGATTGATTCTGCGGTCGTGATTGCCGCGAAGAAGGACAAAGCGAATAGGCATTTGTTCCAATCGATTCATATCCTGCAGCGTTCTCCAGTCATCATCCGGGAAGAAATGCACGCCATGATCGCCCAGGACAATCATCACGTCCTGCTTCGTGGTGTGATTATCTTCGCAGAACGCTTTGACTTTTGCATAATCCAGATGATAGGAATTGAAATCCCCGTGCTTGTCGCCTGTAATATAAACCGCCATGATTATTCCTTTCTGTCAACCGGAATCCAGTTAGTAACGACAATTGTTTTCTCATGGCATTCCCCAACAACCTCATAGGGCTGTTCGTAGAATTCGTTTTCCTGACGCTCCGTAAGGCCGCGCTCCCAATCAATAATGAAAAAGCGCCCTTTTACCTCGAAAACAGTGGACATACTTCTCGTCCATCTGCCTTCGCTCCCTTCTTCTTCACAAACAATCTTGCCAATTTCTCCATAAGCCATTGCTGCCAGTTCGTTCCACTCGAACTCTTCTCCGGCATCATACAGTTCAAGGAATTCTTCGCCCGTCCATAGTTTAAGTGCCATAGGCTCAACCCTTTCTATTCATAAAAACATATAAAGAATCGTCAACAGGCTGACGCCAGTGACAAACACTGGCCCATACCACCAATGAAATACTGCGCCAAACACGGAACAGAAAATAGCAAAAAGGAGATCCGTCGCAGCGAACAGTACAAGATCGACCATCAGGATAACAACGATGGTCAGTGGAAAATTAGTTTTCTTTTTCATATCGATCCAAATATCCATGCTGGATAAGCCAGCAGATTCCAACCGCAACAGAATCGGATTCATCATCAAACGCATAATCCTGTTTGCCAACATAATGCTCCAGAGCCTCAGCTACCTCTTCCTTGGTTGCTTTCTGGTTTCCCGTCAGCACCTGTTTGATAACCGTAGGAGGAATTTCCTCAAAGACCTTCTGGTAATGCCAAGCATACAGGTCGGCAACGCCAACCATTTTGAAAATGACCTCTGTTTCGGCAGCGTGTTTATGGAAGCCGCGCTCCCGGACAAAAACAAGTTCCATGTCGGAATCCATATAGGAGCGCAGTTCCTGTGCGTTTTCGGCAAGACGTTGACCATGCGGTTTCTTGCCGCCTTTATAATTCTTGTTATCCACAACCGACTTGCGAACGAGCTGTACCGTCCGGGTTTCAGGATCGCAGTGAAGGATAGAGAAGCCGGGACGGTTCATGCTCAGATCCGCACAGAATAATTTGACCTAGCTTTTCTCTGCCATCAGTACTCACCGCTTTCTATCTTCTGAATGGCGTGGTCGAGATACCAACGAGCCTTCTTGAGATCCTGAAGGCGGTCGTCTTTATGCCCTGCTCTGGAACAATACTTGAGGGTGTTGCCAATACAGAACGCATACCCAAGCCCAACAGCGTCGATATAATCAATGCTCTCGATCTTGCCGAAGGTATAATGAGAAGGGTGGTTCACCGCATCGTTTTCTACGACAAGCGGTGCAGGAATCGTCGTGCCAACAAACGGGCTTTCAGATTGATTCGTCGTAAAACTATCCATAGGATTACTTTCCCGTGCTGCCAAATCCGCCATTTCGTTTCTCCTTCGTCATGTCTCCGTAAGTGATGCCATAAGGCAGGAAGATGCCCTGCATGATTTTCTGTCCGGCTTTGATATCCAGCGGCTTATCGACCGTCAGGCCGACCATGATGTGCCCCTCATTGTCAGAATGGTAGTAATCCTCATCCACCACACCAATGGTATTCAGCAACCTTGTGCCATACTTGAAACCAAGACCGGACTTCGGTGTAAGCAGAAGAACCCAGCCACGATCCATCTTGCAGCGAATCCCAGTCGGGAATTTGAACACATGCCCCGGCTCAAAGTGCATATCCATCGGCATGAAGAAATCATAACCGGCAGAGCCTTCGGTTGCGCGTTCTGGAAGATGGATGCTGTTGTAGTGCTCCAACAGAAAGTCGCTTCTATTGATGCTTCCAATGGTATCAAGGTGCTGGCGCAAGTACGGATCGGACTCCATCCAATCCTTGATGAAAGTGCCATAGCCGACTTTATCGAACTTTGCAATACAGTTCATACCTAACCTCCTTGTGTTTTGCTATAGTTAATTGGGGCGAATTTGTTTAGAATGTTCCGGGTAAAAATAAAAAAGCAGGAGTTATTTAACAGGCAGAGAAATACTACATAAACCAACTTGTCAGGAGGGTTGTTTATGGTGCGATATACCCAAGAACAAAAAGAAGAAGCACTGAAACGGGTGCAAGAACTGGGCGTTGCAAAGGCGAGTGAAGAGCTGCACATCAGCACCCAGACACTTTACAAGTGGCGCAATGAAATACTGATAAAGATCAAAGAAGATCTGCGCAATGAAACGGACAAAGCCAAACCGTCAGAAGCTCACGACGAATTGGATCACAAGGCGGTAAAAGAACTGATTGATCCTACTGTAGAACTGAAGGCCAGAATAGAAGCGCTGGAGGCTGAGAACGCCGTACTGCGGGAACGCAATGAAAAAATGCGAAACCTGCTGGAAAGCATGCTGAAAGCCATTACAAACACATAAAGAAAAAGGGTTGCCTCTTGCAAAAAGAGACAACCCAATTTTTCATTTACAGGAACCGCCAGTTCTTGGTCAGCGCAACCATCGTATCATAAGGGCAATCCGTGTGAGAACGGCAGCGAATCCAGATGCGGCTGTCACGAATGAACACCATCACACGGTAGACGACGTTGGTCTCATAGCCCATGCTGCCATTGGTTCCGATAAAAACAGCGCGGCACTCCAAGCACTCACCGGACGGCTTGAGCCATTCAAGCATTTTGCTTTTCCTCCTTGGACTTTTTCTCCTTCCGGCGCTTCTCATCTTCCTCTTCCCGTTCTCTGAGACGGCGGTTCGCCTGAAGAGCAGCGTGGGTAGCAACCTGAGCGGCAACAGTGCAGGCTGCATTGGCAGCGATAATAGCAGCGTTAATCATAAACATTACTCCTTTACTTGACAATTAGTTTCAAGCTCGGCCATAGCCGTTCTTGCGAGACTACAGGACATCACGCAGGGCTATTTGCTTTCTTACAAGTCTGCTTTGATACATAGGATTGGCACTCTGCAATTTGAGCACACATCACATTTGACATTCCAAGACGAGTTGTACTGCATCTCGACTCATCACCGCCGAGCAAATAGTGATAAATGCAGTTTTCACAGATTCCATTTCTGTAAGGATATTGGGCGTACTGTCCTTTGGGTTTCATACTTATACCTCTCACTTCTTGTTTGCATTCCGACTCTCATTGATATCTGCTTTCCACTTTTCAAACAGGCGCGGCGTGTATTGCATCCATCGGACGTTGGGCAGCTGAACCGTCAGGTTATCGCCAGCGCGGTCGGACTTGTTCAGCCGTGGGTGGAAAGTGTTGATCCAGTAGATTTCATACAGGTACATATCCGCGACGGTTTTATAAACGCTGTACTCAATCTTGGTGACCTGATTGATGTCGATGAGAATATAGTACTTCTTCTTGAAGAAGTGACCGCGAAGGCGATCACACAGCGGCTGAGAAGTTCTGCCGACATAGACGATTTCATCTCCGTAATAGATACGGTAGACCAGATGCTCGCCTTTGCCAGCCTTACGAACTTCCCGTTTCTTAATGATGCGCATAAGGTTCCTCCCAGAGAACGATGCTGCCCTGCGCAAGGCTAGTGGAAACATCAATGATACGCTGGTTGGCAGACCCCTTAAACGCCAGCCGCTTATCTGCTAGATCCTGCTGGAAGCGCCCGTCCACCAGTACGTCGCAAAGAATCAGAATCTTGCGGTACTGCTCGCTCGAAAAAGCCAGAGTCATAAGATCTTCAAAGGTATAGCCTGTGTAGATCCAGACATCCTTTTCCAATCTTTTGGCGGCGGTTGCCAACCGTATAGAGGCTTCAACATTTTGCGGAGCCAGCGGTTCACCGCCAAGCAAAGTCAAGCCCTGAATAAAAGAGTGATCGAGAAGGCTTTGAACCTTCTCAATCGCTTCGTGTGTAAGAGGTGTGCCGTAGTCATAATCCCACGCTTCGCTGTTAAAGCATCCCGGACACTGATGAGGGCACCCCGAAAGAAAGACGGACACCCGGACGCCGGGGCCATCGGCAATGGCGGATTTAATCACGCCTGCGCAGTTGCTCATTCAATTTGTTCAACCTTTCCAACATGTTTCACACGCATCTCGGTTTCTTCCTGCTTTCCTTTGTTGAAAGCTGTTTTATAATCTCCGCTGAGATAACCGGTAACCCGGCGAAGCTGCTGGATATGACGACTGCCGCAAGCAGGACAGGAGCTATTGAACTCACCTGTAAAACCGCAGTCCAGACAGGTATCGTTTGGAACGTTGATTGCGAAGTAAGGAATATCCTTGTCCATCGCGTAGTTCACAATGGTTTCCAATGCAGGAATGTTATGCTGAACAGAACTCGGAAGCTCAACATAGGTGATGCAGCCTGCGTTGGAATAACCCGTAAGCTGGGATTCAATATCAATCTTCTCGAAGATATCAATGTCCTTCCAGACTGGAACGTGCATGGAGTTCGTGAAGAAATCATGGTCGCTTACGTTTGGGATGGATCCGTACTTCTTTTGGAATTGCTTCATGGCGGTAAAGCACAGGTTTTCAGCCGGAGAATAGTACACGCCAAAGTTAAGATGATACTTTTGCTTGAACTCGTCGCAGCGCTGGCGGAACAAGCCTTCAATCCGCTTGGCAAGTTCCATCCCTTCCGTCGTGGTATGGTCAGCGCCAATCAGGATTTGAAGTGCCTCCGCCAAGCCAAGCTGACCAATGGCAAGTGTGCCGTGCTTAAGAGCAGAACGGATTCCTTCCTCCGGGTTATAGCCAGCCATGATATGATTTTCATACATAAAGCGGGCGGATGCGGGGCTTTGACGGCAAATATACTCAAAGCGTTCCAGAAGTTGTTCCTTTGCTTCATGAATCTTTTGATCCAGCAGTTCCATAAACTCCTGAACAATCCTCTCAACATCTCCATCCAGCCAAACGGTTGTGCCTTGCGGCCAGCAAGGCTTCAGCTTTTGTTTCACCTCTGCTGCAAGCGTTGGGAGAATAATGGTGACCGGGCAAATATTCCCTCGGCCATCCTTCAGTTGTCCAAAGCCATTGATATCCCAGCCGTTTGCTGTGCGGCAGCCCATCGTACTGAAGTAAGTGCGCGGATCGTTTGGGTCATAACCCGCATTACCGCTCCAATCGCAATTCGCATAGTTTGGATACAAACGCTTTGCGGTTGATTCCAGCGCCAGCAAGAACAGATCATAGTTCGGATCGCCCGGCCTACGATTAACGCCGGCCTTACACTGGAAGATAGAGCATGGGAAAATAGGTGTGCGGTGCAGCTTGCCAACGCCAGCAATGGAACCTGTCAGCAATGCACGAATGACCATTCTTCCTTCCGGCAAAGTACAAGTGCCAAAGTTGATAGAGGTAAACGGAAGCTGGTTGCCAGACCTTGACTGAAGGGTGTTCAAATTATGGAACATGCCTTCGACAGCTTGCTTCAACTCACGCTCCGTCATATCCATGGCATACTTATACTCATCTTGATGCTGTTGATAAACCCAATCTGTAATGGCTTTTTCCTTGGGATCAAAGGCATAACCGTGATTGAGATTCCATGCCATTTCTCTTTCATCCAGACCGCCAATGTATTTCGTACCATCCAAATAGTGCTTGTAGAAAGACTTTCGGACGTAAGGAACCATTGTCCAATCCAGATGCGTAGCGCTGACACCGCCAAACTCCTGAAGGCTTTGAAGCTGCGCGACAACTGCGACAAGTTGAAAGGCTGTATTGACACTCCCTGCAGGTCGAATATCCGTCTGCCGTGTGTTAAATCCATTTGCCAGAAGGTCATCATAAGGAATGCTCATGCAGTTATGATCTCCAATGGGATAGGAAGAAAGATCGTGAGTGTAGATTTCGTTATTGAAATGATTCCTGCGAGCCATATCGGACATACAGAAATTGAGAGCGTACTGGCGCATCATCTCGTTTGTAGCCTCTCCGACACGCCCACCGAAGGAGCGCTCATCCACGTTTGCGTTTTGATTCTGAACGTCCAATGCCTCAATCTTTGACTTCAATGAGGCGAGGAACTCGTGGGTATTATTGCGAATTGCCTCGCGCTTATAGCGATAACGAACATATTCCTTGGCAACGTCTTTTCTATCAGACGCCATCAGGCAGGACTCCACAAGATCCTGAATTTCTTCTACCGACTTATCCTCTTCGATAGCAGAAATGCGCTCTGCAATATGAGCTGCAAGCGCACGGTCTACAGAAACCGTTCGTTCCATCGCCGAGCAGATTGCGTTAACAATCTTGCTGCCATCGAATGAAACCACAGTCCCGTCTCTTTTGATTACGTTTTTCATGGGAATCTCCTTTATTACTTCAAGTCAATTTCCTCAAGCTGTGCCCTCATCTCAAGCACATAGAGATATTCGCCCATTGCTTTTGCCTGACGCTTCAGCAGTTCAAGCGGGCAGTCCGGTTGGAAATCCAGCGTACCAGCCTCATACTTGATAATCATCAGGTGCAGGCGCTGGTAGCGCTCCTTGGTCTGATAATACTCAGCACGGAAGCGATCTTTGTAATTATCGCTAAGCATCAGGTCTACGGTATTTTTTAGTTGCATCCTTCATCACCTCCTTTTATGCGTCGCTGGCTTTGAAGTTATAGACAGGCTGCATAATACGATCAATGCTGACAGTATCTCCAATAGCAGAGACGATCTGTTCCATCGGTTTATAAGCCGTGGGCGATTCATCCTTGGTGGCTTCGCAGACGGACGTAGTATAGATACCGCGCATAGACTCCTGAAACGCCTGCATGTCTACTTTGGCTTTGGCTTCTGAACGGGACATAATACGTCCCGCGCCGTGAGGAGCAGAATAATTCCAATACGGATTTCCCTTTCCTGTACACAGGAGTGTGCCATCACGCATATTCATGGGGATAACCAGCCGTTCACTGGAGAGCGCAGAGACAGCTCCTTTACGAAGGACATGCTGCCCATCAGGGAGTCTGGTGATATAATTATGTTTGGTATCAATGATGTCATCATAAACATCATCCGGCCAACCCATGTAGTCAGCAATAATAAATGCAATACGCTTGCGGTTTCGTTCAGCATATGCCTGACAGATTTTCATGTCATCAAGATAATCCTGCATAAGCCGTCCGCTGAGATGAGCTACCTGCTTAGGCAACTTTTGTACAGGATGAGCCTTGAGGTAGGCTTCGATCTCCTGTTGACGGCTTTGCCGTTTTAATTCATCAACCGCTTTTTGACGTGCCTCATCCCATTTACTGCACTGCTTATGGGCTTCGTTTTGATAATACTCTGCCACCTGCTTGCCAAGATAACGACTTCCTGTGTGAATCAGGAGCCAGTATTCTCCTGTAACATCCCGGTCAATCTCAATGAAATGATTGCCTCCACCAAGCGTACCCAAGGAAAGCGCCGCCCTATCCAGATCCACATGATCTTTGCAATGAAGTTTATCCAGCTCGGTTTGATCTCTGCGAATAGCAAGGATGCTGCTGCGGGAATGAACCTCAAAACCGCTTGGGACACGCTTGCGGATAACAGAATCCAGCTTGGAAAAGTCCGGATGCTTATCCAGTTTGAGATGCGCCGCAAGCACACCGCAGCCAATATCAACGCCGACAAAGTTTGGAATAACCGCGTTGGAAATTGTCATGGTCGTTCCGATAGTACAGCCTGCCCCGGCGTGGCAATCAGGCATGATGGCAAGGTTTTCGCCGGCCAGACTTTCAAGATTGCACATCTCAATGATCTGGCTCATAGTTGCGTCATCAATGCCGGCGTTTGTCATTACCTTGGCAGTATTGTATTTGCCGCTTACTGTAAACATATATTTCTCCTTTTAGTTATCCCACAGGGGTTCATCAAAATAAGAGCAGATGTAAAGGCCACAGTCGCACACGCCCTTCTCTTCAAAGGCAAGGCATGGGCACTTATTATCTTTGGTGTTCTTCTCTTTATTGAGGCAGTAACCGCCGTTGGATTTAATACGTTTCTTCAAATTGCGAACAAACTCTTCGTCCGGGTTGAGGATATAACCGTCCTTCATAGGAACCTCCTTACGCTTTATAGTAGATCCAGAGGCAAACGCCATATGCAAGCAGCCAGAGGAACGGAACCAAATTCGGATCAATCATTTTGACCCACCTCGCGGCTCGCGCAGTCGCGACATGACGCGTCATTCATGGCTATCACCTTCCCACGGCGTCCGCTCCATATCTTCTTTCGTCGGTTTGCGCAGCCAGCAGCGCCAGTTTTTACCGTATGTATCGGTGATATCCTGCCTCAAATCAACATTTCCATTTCCAGCATACATAAAGCCCTTTTCTACAAACGCTGGCGCTCCTTCGCAATCAAATCCATTATAGACTTTCCATAAAAATCCAGTATAGACTTTCAGTTCTTCCAGCGTCAACACACGGTTCTTCGGCTCAACGCGGCGCATTGCCATTCGGAACGCCGATTCAGAATCAGTGCCGCATGGCGAATCCCAGCCGCATTTCGTGCAGACGTAGTAAAATGAGGAGTCACACAACAAATGCATCAACTCCATGTCAGCCCCGCATCCGGGGCATTTAGGCGTTTCACTCATCGCTTCCCGGCTGATGTAATCACTCATGTTCAGCCCTCCGATTCCACGCTTCACGCGCTTTTTCTGGGAGATATGTAAGCCCAGATGTTGCGCAGCACCTATTGCATACCACGGTATACGCCCAATTCCGTTTTTCCGTATCTTCGCCCCCTTCATGGTCAACGTTTATCTCTGCCTCGCCCCCGCAAAACGGGCAGGGCTTCAATTTGATCTCATCAGGTGTTTTCATCGCTCTTCCTCCTCCGGCTTCTTCGCGTCCCTCTCAGTCGCCAGCTTTTCGAGCATGTCGGCGGCTTTCCGCTTTACATAGTCGTTGCAGCCGACTAATTCCTCGATACACATGCAAGGGCAACCCTCGCACGTCGCCCCCGCGCAAAGCCTCAGCGCGGTCACCAGTTCCTCGGCGTTCATCTCCGGCTTCGGCTTTTCCTCCGCATACTTGCACACCTCCGGGTGCTCGCTAGTCGGGCATGTGTCACCGCCATACGGACACTTGCTATTGGCGCAGGCATAATCACGCTCGAAATACCATTTGCATTTCATTCAGCATCCTCCTCAGAATCGGTCATTTCGTGCCATCCCCAGTCAACACAATCAAAGATAACTTCGCGAGCCTGTTCTTCAATTTCAGAATCCGTTGCGTTGTCATCAACCTCGAACTCTTCTTCGATAGCACATCCCGCAAAGCCAGTCTCCAAATACGCCATGATCTTTTTCATCTTTTATGCCTCCGTCAATTCTCCACACGATAAAAGAACTCACGGTTCAGGTACGGGATCTGTGCTTCCAGTTGAGAAATCATGCTCTCCACACATTCCCGAAGCTCAGGGGCTGCGTGTGAGTTTTTATCCCGCTGCTTAACGATATGGGCGAACTCTGTACAGTTACAGCGCACAAGGAAGTTGGAAGGGATACTGAGCGGCAGGAGACCGCGTGTTACATCCCGGTTCTTCTCCATGCTTTCCAGCACATAGCCGCCGGGTGCGCGGACAAAAGCGTTGCCATGCTCATCCACAAAGTGTTCCGGCATGTCGATCTTCATAGCGGCAAGCGCTTCATCCATGGTGAGAATCTTCCCCTGATACCAGTCTGACTTTTCGATGCCGTAGTTGGCAAGGCGCGTGGAGGAACGAATGATGCGGTTATCAAACCGGGCGGCGTGAGAATCGAAATCATCCTGCGCTCCTCTGTGAATTCCTTCGACTGAAAAAGCGAAGTCAAGGAAGCGCCCCATCGTGATGTGATGGGGAGCCCATTTGAACAGCTTGTCCAGCAAATCGTACAGCTCAAGGTTAGGTTCCTTGATTCTCATGCCCCATCGGTCGAAGTGTTCGGCATAGAGCTGCTTGATGTGTTCTTCCCGTTCACGAGTCCATGAACGCTTGGACATATACAGCGTATCAATGGCGTTCCATAGACCAGAAATCTCATTCAGATAAACCTTCATCTTCGTCCTCCTCAACATCATCTTCATCGTCATCGTCTGCCGAGCCGTAAGGTACGACAGGCGGAGTACGCTCAACCCTAGTATCAGAACCGCCACCGTAAGACAACCGCTGCTGGAGGGTGGCTACACGGATATGCGAGGCAATGACAGTGCCTTCGTCCAGCAAGAGGAAAGACTTGATGGTCTTTCCATGGGTTGCGTCAATGTACTTCTTGAGTTTCTTTGCGTTATCCTGATAGCGTTTGGCGGTGGCAGAACCGTTCTGGATAATCGCCAGAACATGGTTCACGCACACGCAATCGCCAAGACCGACATGGGCAAATCGAATTTCAGCCATTGTTTTTACTCCTTCCACTTGAGCAGGAAAAGCGGATCGACACACTTAAAGGAGATACCCTTTTCGTAATTACGGAAGACAATGCCTTCACGCAGCGTCGGATACAGCTGCGAATCGCCGTGAGCATACGCCTCAATCTCCTGAATGGTATCCGGCAGGCGATAGTTGGCTTCTACCAGCGGCACCCACTTAAGACCATGCGGACAAAGAATTTTTTCAGCTTCAAGGCTGTCAATCTTGCCGCGCTTCTCCGTAATCAAGTTGAAGCAATAGAGATCCGGCTTATCGACATGATACTTGTTGCCCTGAACGCTGGGCGCAACGCACTCGCCCTGAATACAAACCCATTCGCTGCCATCCTTACAGTCATCCAACAGCTTGCGAAGCACATCCCTGATATGGTAACGGTTGACGACCGACCAGTAAGAAGAAGAATCTTCACGGAAAAGGCGCAGATTGCGGGAGCAAACGCCGAAGTCGTACTCAGTGCGCAGGCCGAAGAGCTTTTTGTACTTGCGGAGGAAGAACGTGCCGGACTGCCCATCCACCTTCTCATGCGCTTCAAAGGTGATGTCTTTGCGGTTCAGCATGAAGGGCATGGACTGGATTCGGGTTTCATCCGTCTTGGCAATGAAGTCCGGGAAAGACTTGCGCTTAATGGAATTACCCCAAATCTGCTGAGCAAGACCAGCCGTGACCGGGCAGCGGAACATCCACTGACGGAACTTGGAAACCTTCTTTTTGGAGTTCGGCTCGGCATCATCCTGCTGAACTTCTTCCTGCGGTTCATACTTGGTGATATGAAGCAGCTCCGTCACGTCATCGCCAATGGCGTAGTTTCCATTCGGCAGGTGAGACATGGGCAGGCACAAGCCCTGCGAGACAACCCCCGCCATCTTCATTGTCTTAATGCGGAAATTACACTTGCGAAGGAACTCAAACTCCGGCACTTCCGGCAGCACGGAATCCACCTCGCAATAAACGCAAAGGTCGCCTTCCCTAAACTGGTCATAACGGACGATGACCTGCCAGCCAAGCACAACCGCCAGACCAATCTGGTCTCGGCCTTCGATGGGATGGATCGCTTCAATCTTCTGGACACTTGCAAGTTTTCTCATAGATGTTTCCTTTCTTTATTAGAGCTTTGTATAAGCGTTCAGCCACAGGTCATAAACGCCGGGCTTTGGCTTGGGTTTACCGTCAACATATTGATAGGCGGGTTTCTTTTGCCATGTCTCAAGGCGAAATACATCGCCTACTTGAAGAGGCTGTTTCTTATAGGTGGCTTTGAGAATTTTCATCATTCCAGTAGAGCCGGTGGCAAGGTTATAAAGCGAGACCTTTGGAGAGTATTTCGTATCCACATCCACCACAGCGAAGCAATCCTTAGCTTCCGGGAAGATATGAAAAGGCGTACCAAAATGCTGAATCTCAAAAGGAATCAACACATTGGCTGGCAGTTCCTTCTCCGGCATTTCCGCTTCCATGCCTCGAAGAACATCCATCCGTTTTTCAACATTTTCAGGCTTCAGGGTTTTGGTGATTCTGTATTTGCCTTTCTGAAACTCTTTGAAAAGATCAAGGAGCTTCCCGGCTGTACCAAACTCCGAGAAGTAATCGCTCATAATCAGGACTTGGATTACGGTAACATTCAGCGCACCTTTGACGTTGCACAGATCGTAGAGCAGATCCACAAACGTCAGATAAAACCCGTCGCTCAAACCGTACAACGCTTCTGCGTCCTTGAGCCCAACGTCTTTAATAGAGGACAGGGCGTCTGAAATTTCGTGATTCGTCTTGTCGATATAATAGGTTCGATTGTCCTGGCGGAATTTTGGGTGCGTAATTTTAATACCGTAGTTCTTGGCCATGCTCTTACCCGTTGCAATATCCTCATCATTTGCCGCCGTCATCAGATACGCCGCCACAAACTCTTCCGGATAATAGTAGCGGTAATAACCGCACAGATAGGACAGGAGCGAATAACCAACCGCGTGATTGTAACCAAAGCTGTATGCGCTGGCGTCCTCAATAACCTGCAAAAACTCTTTAGCTTCCTGTTCGGCTTCCGGTCTTGCTTTTTCTGAGCGGTCACAGTAGCCATTCAGAATTTCCGGCATGGCTGCGTCTACTTTATCCTTCTGCTTTTTCGTGATGGCACGGCGAACGGTATCAGCGTAGGAGGCTGACAAGCCGCACACCTGCTGCAGAAAAGCAATAGTCTGTTCTTGGTATACCAGATAGCCAAGAGAGTTGCTGAGAACTTCATCAATCTGACGTGTCGGATTCTTATGCACCTTACGCGCCAACAGGTCGTTGCGATACGATGCGCCGGAGGGGCGAATGGCTGCGGTAACCATCGTAATATCATTGATACTCGTAGGTTTGAACCGCGCCAATGATTCAGCGGCAAACTCAGATTCAAACTGAAAGATGGCAGACTGATCTTCGCTGATGCTTTTCCACACAGCCTGATCTTCAAAGTTGATCTCGTGCATACGCGGATATCTCAATCCGGCCAACTGGCAGCAACGGCTGATAACTTCGACCGTTTTTAGAATCAGCAAGTCATACTTGACCAGCATGACATCGTGCGCTTCGTCCATGTTAATGAACAGGCAGCGCTCACCATCTTTATTGAACACGCCCCAATGATCGTCCAGCGTTTCACAGGCAATGACCATTCCGGCAGGATGAACGCTTTGGGAAACCTTTGTGCCTACCATGCCCTCGGCATAATAGAAAAGGTCTGGATACTTTTCCTTTGCTTTATCAGGGTCAGCCTTAAAAGCCGACTTGATAGCAGCCAGCTTATTGGGGTGGTATGGATTATCCAAGGCAAATTTGTTTTTGGTTTTGTTGAACCTGCCGTGCTTATCCATCTTCTCTGGATGATGCCGGCGTTCCCAACGGATAGCAAGACCGCCGCCGCAATCATCAATGAAAGCGAGATCGGCGATGGTGCCGTAGGAAGCCACGCGAGCGCAGTAGGCGCTGCCAAACTTTTTTACGATGTAATCAAAGATTCTTGGGCGGTCTGCGTCGATACAGTCCACATCAATATCGCCCAGCTCGATGCGGTTTTCGTTGCAGAAGCGGGAAAAAACCGTATGGTAAGTTACAGGGTTCATGTCGATGATGTCGGTCACATAAGCTACGCGAGAGCCGCCAACCGAACCGCGATTGGGGCCAATAGGAATATCGTTGTTGCGGCACCACGAAATAATCTCCGACATGGAAAGCATGAAGCCGGACATATTTGTCTTATGGAACGCTTCAAACTCTTCTTCAATATCCTTGCGGAACGTTTCTTCCTGCTCACGTGGGATTACGCCGGCAGCAAGTTTTTCATCCAACATTTTCCATGTGATTTCATGGAGCTTTTCCTCGTCCGCTTCACGCGAACCGCAGGAAATGGGATACTTGGGAGACTGGTCGAGTACAAAGTCTTCCACGCTGTCTGCCATATGGTTGGTGTTCTCGATGGCTTCCATGTACGCCCAACGCGGTATGGCGTTCTGCTTTTCATAAGCCGCTACCAATTCATCATAGGTCTTCCAAGTAAGATCCATGTCTTCTTCGCCTTCGTAATACTGATCCTTATAGTCCATCAGTACGGAACGGCATTCGGCTTTATACGGCGACGCGCTATGGGTATCCGTTCCTGCAATGAGTGGTTTTCCCAAGCGCTCTGCAAGCTCGAACAGATAGCGGTTATACTCGATCTGCTCTGGGATATTGTGATGCTGAATCTCAAAGTAGTCATAGGCTTTGGCAAGCCTCAGATACTTTTCATGGCTATGCGGGAGTCTCCGCAGCGGAGAAGCAATACAGGCGCTGATTTTGATAATGTTTGGACTGATAGCCAGAAACTCATCAAAGGTGATGCGGGGATTGTAGTGCGTATGGTCGGGTCTGGTTGCAAGCTCAATCAGCTTATTCAGTTCCAATACGCCGTCATAGTTTTTAGCAAGAAGCACGGTGTGATAGTTATCCCTGATCTTTTCCTCCAAGGTTTCAGTCAGATAAATCTCAACGCCATGAATGAACTTGATTCCTTTTTGTTGGCAATATAGCTTTTTACTTACCCATCCAGACGGTTTGCCATGCTCCGTCGAAGCGATAGCTTTCATTCCCTGTGCGACAGCGAGGTCAACATATTCGGAATATTTTGTGCAGCTATCCAGCAGCGAATCATCTGAATGAAGATGATATACGGTATAAGCCATAACGTATTCTCCTTAACGCTCAAAGCAAAGGAGAGGGAAGTCGCGGCTCTCACGAACTTCCATCTGAGCTTTGCATAGAGTTACAGCACATCTTCTATACTTTCAATGAGCTGATCGCAGACGCCGTGCTTCAGGCACTCTTCAGCGTTGAGCCACCAATCGTCCTTCAAATGTGCGCCGTAGGCACGGGAAGAAATGTGAGTGCGCTCCAGAATAAACTGTTTGGTTCTTTCCAGCTGACGCTTGTAATCATCCACCTGATCGAAGAGCTTCTGGCTATCTCCTTGAAAGCCGGCAGAACCCTGATGCAGCATGGTGCGGGCGTTCTTTGTCATGAAGCGTTTCTTACCGGCAATGAAAATATCAGCGGCGGCAGAGGCGCACACGCCCATGTTGACGGTGTAGATCGGCGTAGTGGAAGCATCAATCAAATCAATGAAGCTCCATTCCATATCGAACGAACCGCCATAGTTAAACAGATAGATCCAGATAGGCTTGCGCTGCGCGGCAGGGACGCCATGATCTTCCATGTTCCAGAGCAGGATTTGCTTTTCCCATTCCAGTGTGTTATCGTCCACCGCGATATCAAGCCAGATTCGGCGATCCTTGGCGAGTTTATAAAGATTGACGACTGCCAGATCCGGCAGCTTGGCATTAAACGGGTCGTCCAGCATATCAAAGAGGGCGTTACTGATTTCAGCTTCTTTTCTTGATTCCATAGTTACCTCACTTGTTTCAAAGCAATACGGTTGATACAGTGTATGGGGCTTTAACGGGGTTGCCTGCGTCGTCCCATGGCTCATCTGCCACCTGCGCCACCAGAGAACGATGACAGGTCTTGAGTTCGCAGAAGGCAAAGCGCGGATGGTTCTTACTGCGGAAGTGCTCCATGCAATGCTTGAATCCGCTCTCATGCTTACAGCGGAGATCGCACTGAAGATCGTGACCGATGACAATCACCTTGGTGTTTTCGCAGGCGCGGGTAAGAACCTTACGGAGCGAGAACGTGTCAAAATTCTGCGCCTCGTCCACGATGAGAACGGTCTTGCTGTTTCCGCCGATGTTGGAACCGCGCAGATAAGAATCGGTGATGGCGGTTACAAAGGCGAGCCCTTGCTTGTCGTATGCCATAGACGTATTGCGAATGGCCTGTTCCGGCATTTCGTTTGCGGTGATGAGCGCCTGATAAAGCGCTTCAAAATACACGCTGCTCTTTTCGGTGATGGTGCCGGGCAGGTAACCCTGCGAATCAGAGATCGGATGCATGACATACACGATGTCGTCGTACAAACCATACTTACACAGGAGAACTGCGGTGCTTACCGCAACAGTTGTCTTACCGGAACCCGCAGCGGCGTCCACGAAGATGATGTCATTATCCGAAGACCAGATGGCATTGGCGAATTGAAGCTGATCCTCATCCAGCTGGAGACCAAAGAACGGATGATGATCCAAATTCTGCGGGGCATTTGAGAAGTCGAGCTGTCTTCCTTTTTTCGTAGCCATTTATTCTTCCTCGTTTTTCTTATTTCCAAAGAGAACTGCGTCTCTTGCGGGACAGGAATCAAACACGGAACATACATACCGGCAAAAAAAGCTGCTGGAGGAAATGATCCAGTCCCGGCACGCTTCGATTTCATGGATGGTATCAACAATCCATTGCCGCGTCTTGTTGTACATGTCCATATCGAAGTCTTCCGAGATGAAATTCTGCTCCCGGAACATATTGAAGATCAGTTTTTCAGGATAGACGCCGTATTTTTGCTTGACGAACATGGCGTAGGTGTACAGCTGCATCCTGAAGGTTTCATATTCTTTTTTCATGGAGTTTTTGGACTTGGATTTATGGTCGATAACAACGATTCCGCCTGTTTTCTTGTTGCGAAGCGTCAAATCTGCAATGCCAACGAGAATATAACCGTCGATTTCGATCTCAAACTTCTCTTCGACAGTCAGAATTTCATAATCGTCGCCAAAACCATCGAAGTTTTCAAAGTATTCAAGCCCCTGATCGTAATATTTCTGCGACATCCCTCGTGGAAACGGTGGAAAAGCATTGACGACCTCGTCGTCGTATCGTTCCTGATACTCTTCAGCCAAAGCAAAGTCTGGAATCTGGCCTTTTGCCCATTCTTCAAGGAGCTTATGACAAAACGTGCCGTAATCAGAGAAGCCGTTGCCTTCTTTCTCGGCATGATCCAGATAAATCAACTTGAACATCATGCCGCAATGATGAAAGGCTTCCAGCTTAGAGAACGACCACTTCATTCCGTCTGGAATCCTACACATACCATTCTCCTTTCGCATTTACACCCTTAATTGGGGCGATTTTCTCCGATTCGTTCCGGGTAAAATGGGAAAGAAGGGTATAAAAATAGAGATGCCTGAACTTTCAAGCATCTCTTCGTGCGATTTTCTATTTACAGCCGACTTACCTCGCGTTTGAACTCGTCTGTTGTGTCCACAATATGATATGGAGCATATTCTCCGTAGGCTGATGGACGACTAATAGTCGCAAATTGAAGCTCAGAACCTTCATATTGAAGATTCATCTCTCTTTTTAACTCAACAAGTTCTGTACCATGCTTCATTTTGATAGCGATACAGCCATTTGTACCCCTGTTCTTCGCAATGACATAAGCCATGCAAATTCTCCGCTTCCGATTTATTTATCCTGGTAAAAACCATTCTGACTCATCGTGCGCCATACCAGATACATGGTTTCATAGTTCTCAGCAATGAACTTTTGAATTTGAGAGGCTTCTCGCTCCGTCAGCTTACCTCGATTGGTCATACGAGAACTACCATCACCACGAACAAAGAACTTGGCAGACCCAGCCTCAGTCAATTCTTCATCACTGGCATGGGCATGCATACATTCCACCACGCAATGAGAAGTGAAGTACAAATAATAGCCGCAAACCTTAAACGAAAAGTACTTAGGCACTGTGCATGTCCTCCAAGAACTCTTTGTTGCGGTTGTAGTACCGAAGAACCATGTCGTCTTCCTCGTCAGACATCAGCGATTCAACCACGTCGCCATTCTGGATAACCGCACGCTTGGATAGATCATTCAAATCCACGACTTCAATATAGCCATCCTGTACGGTATAAGCATAACCGGCTACAATCACATCAGCACGATCCGCCGCTTCCTGCATGGTCATTGCACTGTCACCTCCTTGATAGAATCAAAGAAATTCTGAGGCAGCTTCAACCTTTCCGCAATAAAACGCAGATCGATAAACTCTTCCACAGGTTGAGGAACGGTAGAGTATTTTGCCATGCACTCAATGTATCCCTTGTTCCATTTCTGAATGGACAAATAGCGTTCCAGATACGGAGACGTTTTGAACTTAATACATACATCCCCTGCCTTGAACATGCTGTACCTCGGTTCGTTGGTAAGAACTCCAATGCTTTGAGAACTCATACGTCATCGCCTCCTTCATCTTATTATATCACGCTTCCGGGATTTCGTCATCTGCCAATTTACGCAGCATACCGTTACCGTTCGCATCAAAGCCTATGTTCAGCCAGCCAATCTCTTGCACACGGCGAAGCGTCTGAGCGAGGCAGCGGCCTTTGGGGGTAATATAAGACCCATAAATACTAGAACAATGGTCAAGAAATCCTTTGTCAGTGAGCACATACACCATCGCCAGAGCAAAAGGATTGTCGCACAGGTCGTACCAATATGTCTCGTAATCCTTTTGCATCTCACGTTTGCCTTTACAGGCAGGACAAACCTTGATGCCGCGAACGCCCGGTGCAATCTGTATCCACCCGGAACCGTGACACAGATGACACTTGGCGGATGGTGCCGAAAGGTTATCGCAGCGGGCGATAACAGTTTCCAGCAGATCCAGAATAGCATTATAAGCATCCTCAGATCGGCCATTGCTCCAAATACCAAGCGATTCCAGCAATTTCTGATCGCTGTATGACTGCGCATTAAGCATAACTGACTTCCTTTCCTTCGACACAGAGCTCTTTGAACACCGGGAAACGAATGGAGAGCTTGCCGTCCGCATCGTTAGTTTCCTCAAAGTATTGAATTGTGGCAACCCTGCCGATATAAGCGTCTGGATCAGCCCAGATAGCGGCGCGGTCGGCATCGCTGAGACCGGAGCCTACGCCAACAGGATTTCCTTTATAATCCACAACCAGAGAACCCAGTGTGCCGGCGAATTTGCCATTACCTTCTTCCACGCCGATGATGCGCAGATCGCAATCGTTCATCACCTTGACCTTCAGGAGCTGATTGGTGCGGGTAAACTGATAGGTAGCGTCGAGCAGGTTGAGCATGACGCCTTCGTGCTGCAAGGCTCGCTGATGATTGAGCTGGGTTTGAATTTGGGATACGTCGTTGCCCATATACTCCACAGGAACCACACGGATACTGGGGCTATGAGCGATCTCACCCAATACATCCAGTCTTTGACGGCGCATGTAGTAAGGCATCTCGCACTGCTGCGACTGGAAGGCATCCAGCTCCAGCGTGTCAAAGACATTATAGGTAATACCCTGTTTATGGGCTTTTGTGGAACGAACGATTTGCGTGGTGCGCTTATACTGTTCTTTGGAAGGAATGGAATCTCGATCCGTTACCAGCAATTCCCCGTCGAACACGAAGTCCTTAGAATAGACGGCGCGGATGTTCGCAAGGGCGGATTCTACCTCATCCAACCCAGTGATAGGCTGGCCTTGGCGGGAGAAGAGACGAACGGTATCTTTCGTTACCATTGCGATACAGCGAATGCCGTCCAGTTTTTCGGTGATGGCAAAGGATTTTCCGGAAACCGCATCAGGATGGTCAAAATATTTGTTTGCCAGCATACAGGAGAACGTGGGAATATACGGCTGCAGGAGCGTTTCGTTGACGGTCTTGGCAGAAACGCCAAGACGAATGGATTTCGTTACCATGCCGGAGATCAGCTCCCGAAAGGGTTCATTCTCCTGAATAAACGCTTGCACATTGGCAATTATTTGGTCAGTAACGCTGGGTTGATCCTTGAGGTAATCAAGAAGATCAAAAAGATCCGTAAATGTACGCTCTGGATTAAGCGTCAGCGGTTTTGCCAGCGACTTTTCGCCAATGCCAAAGACAATATACGGATTGAGCAGGTAATTCAGCGCACGAGACACCTGAATACCATAAGTCAGAATGCAATAGCGAATGGTACTCTTCTTTGCTTTGCCTTTGGCGGCGGCAATTTCAGAAAAAGCATGGTCAATCTTCATAAAGAGCTGATCTTTCGGGCTTTCCGGGTCGATCTCGCCATAGCGGCGACTATTCATATTGATTTCACCTCTTCGTTTTTGATCGCAGACTTCTTATCACTATCTGCGCAACATACAGTCAGGCGTTCCGCATTTTGAATAGAAGTCTGCACTTCATCATCGGTCATAGAAGCCACATGGACTACAAACGCAGGCATTAAAGCCTTCATATCAAGCATTGGTCTCGCTCCTTGCCATCTTTGCGCCTTCTTCCAGCAGCTCCCATGTTTCTTGAACCGGCATCGCCAATCGAGAACGAATGGCGTCGTCGATTTTCGGAGATTTACAAAGAGCGATCATCATTTCATATTGATTCAGCAGGATCTGGCAAAGATATTTTCCAATCATCAGAGAAGCGCTGTCCGACATAAAACTCCTCCTTGTTTTCTCAATCCCACAATGTAAAAAGGATGGACGCCAGCTCCTTGAAGGCTTTATTGAGCATGGTCTGTGTCTTCTTGGTATACTTTTCATCCGCGATGTCGTTTGTATCTTCTATGCGAGATAGCACCGCTTCAAACTGATCCGCAATGCTGTTAATCTTTGCGATATAGGCATTGTAATAATCATCGCAGGTTGGCATCTGGCCTTCTGGAAGATTGAGAAGCTCTTCCATCACAGGATAGGTATGCGTGGTAGCGGCAAACTCCCGCAGCATCGCAGGAATGAGCTCCAGCAGATAGGAATCCATATCCCACAGGTCGCCGGAGCAGAAGCCAAGGTTAGCACGCTGCTTCTTCATTTTTTGTTTACCGTTGCGGCCACACAAACGATAGCGAGTATTAACGCCAAGGTTATTGTTCTTCATTTTCATCCTCCTTGACAGCATAATGCTGGTTGTACCATTGGTAAAGCGCCTTCTTATCGGAAAGGCCAAAGAGTTCCATAGTATACGGTTTGCCGATTCGGTAAAAATCAAGGTCATAGTTCTCATTGAAAACACACAGGTAAGTGGTATGTGGAAGATCCTCTTCAGCATCGACCGCGTCCCAGAAAGCATCCGTGATAGGATACTTCTGCCGGAAATCCTCTGTCTTATGCGGTTCATGAGCTTCATATTCTTTGACAAAGACAAGCGCTTCCTGAACAGTAGGGAAAGCACCGAGAATTTCGTTAGTAATCATCTCTCCATTTGGAATAACGAGCGTATGAAGAACGAAAAACATCTCCTGTTTTCTCATGCTTTTGCCTCGCAGATATCCCGGTAACGATACGCAACTTTGTTCTCGGCGTAGTAAACGTTATAATCGTTCTGCTCGATATACCACCAGAGCTTCTTATGCCCCAGCTTCAGGTAGTTTTCCAGATAATGCTCCGGCTCGTAATGATTGTTTACCAACTGGCGGAACGAAAGCTCGTCAATATCCGGAGAGCGATGCACTGTATCGGCAATATCCATCAGGGTGCGAATGGAATATTCCCCGGTGACGACGAAGACAACGCGGACAATTTCATTCCCCATCCGATAAACGCGAGATAAATCAGTAACTGTATGGCAATGATACACTACCCGCTTACAACGGTCGAAGGGGAATTCGACATCGTCTGGCAGATAACTGGTATGCATTTCAATATCTACGTCTGAAAACTCTCGGAAGAGACGCGTGTACCAATCCTCATGCAGATTGAACTGATAGAGCGGATCACCGCCGCCAGACAGGGAAAGAATATTGCAGCCATGAGCGTCGAAGGCTTTGCGAGCCATAGAAAGACCATGCAGCGTCGTTTTTGGAATATGCAGGTTGTTGTTCTTGACAATGCAATAGGGGCAGTTGTAGTGGCACCCGAAGTTTGTGATGATGCTGAGATATTTATCCATCTTATTTCTTTCCTTTCATCCACTTGATAAAGCCTTGACAAACAGCCATCTTGATGCGATCCACATTCTGTCGGGTACAACCGACTTCTTCTGCAACCTCTCTACCATTCAGCCCACGCAGAGACAGGCGTATGACCTGCTGACGCATTGGATTTTCCTGAAGGAGATACGTATCAAAATCTATAGACAGGCAAAGGGTTTCCTCACCGATCACATTATCAGCGCAGAGATCCGCCATGAGATAATCCATGACGGAATCATCATCGTTTCCGCAGGTCTGATCCAGCGATACCATCTCTGGCTGGCGCTTATTGCGAACTTCCTGATAGAACAGGTTCTTCATACTGACGCAAGCCAGTGTAGAAAAGGCGGTGCCTATCGCCGGGTCATACTTTTGCGCCGCCCGGCACAAGCCCATGCAGCAGATCTGTTTGACATCCTCAAGCGGAAAGACGCGGCAGGTTTTGTACAGATCCCACGCCATTTTATAAGCGAGGTTGATATTCTCTTCCGCAAAAACCCGCTGTGCTTCAGTCAGTGGTATCATTTTTACTTTCATAAATTTCTACCTCAATATCCTGATGAGCATTCGCCCATGTTTCCAGAAGCGGCTTGACGCCATCCGGTTCAAGACCGCCGCAGCCACAGCCCAACATCGGAAAGGCAACAGAAGTAATGCCTTGCTCTTTTGCGTGGACGCTCATCCAATGAAGCCCGGCAATAATATTCTGAAGATATGCCATATCTCTCCAATGGCGTTTGGTAGGAAAGTTCAGAATCCAAAGCCCGTTTTGATACTTGTACAAATGCGGATGACCGATCCTCACATTTCGCGCTTGACAACCGATTTGATATTCCCGAAACATGGCTGGATAGCGGCGCTTGAACTCTGCCGCCAATCCTTTTCCCATGACGCCGGCGCAATTAACCGGATTGACAAGCGTCTGCATTCTGCTATCAAAAATACTGCCTTGAACATAGTGAAACATGTTATTCCTCCTGCATACGAGGCAAGCCAATAGCCTCAAAATAAAAGACAACAGGATGCGGTGATGGCGTTACGACGCCGAACCTGACCGCATTGCGATAGGTAACGCTGTCCCGCTGAAGAACCTCCGGCATACGCTCAATCGCCTTGCGAAACTTCTCCATGGTGTAGGAAGACTTATAGTTATTACAGCTTCGGCATGCCGGAAGAAGATTGGAAAGATCGTTCAGGTCTTTCCCTACAGCGCGGTAAGCGTTATAAAACTCCATGGGGATAGCGTGATCTACCTGCATTTGAGAAATCTCAATAGGCTTCCCGCAGTAGGCACAGCGCCCTTGTGTTTTCTGCCACACTTCCTTGCGTTTGGCGGCAGTCAGCCTTCTTCTTAGTCCCACAGCATCACCGACTTCCGCTTGTTCACGATTTCCAGCGCCGACTTGGGCCACTTGGTTTCAGCATCCCAACCGGGCACCTCGTTTTCCATGCGATAACAAGGAATGAATTGATTATCCATCATCAACTCCGGAGTAGCCCAAGTAGAGGCGAGGAAGGTGTAGTCATCAAAGACCGGTTTGCCTTCATTCCAGATACAGCCACCCGTATATTCCCAATCTCCTTGAAGTCCTGCCGCAGCATAGGACGGATTGTATTCACGAATCAGCTCTGCCGCTTTATCCCAATCGAATACCATGGTCGGGTTGTTACGATTCAAATATCCCATGGCAAATGCCAGACTAGTTTCCATGATAAAATCCTCCTTCATATCAGAACGGGCTCTGTGGTTCTGCCTGTTTGATTCCATATTCCTCAAGAGAATTGGCATGAACAGGCGGTTGCTTCAATCCTTTTTTGTCCCAGCTATACACGCTGAGATCACCAACGTTTGCCTGATAAATGCGGCGACTGTCTGCGCAGTAGCAGCACTCAATCGGGCACAGTCTTCCGCCGTCACGGTTCTTAATGATTCTTAGGTCTGGGCGCTCCACAACAATGGCGGTGTCGGCCAGATTCACAATCTGCGAATTACCGCCAACGTCATCCTTCTGGAGCTTTTCTCCAATCTTGGTTTTTCTGGGATGCGCCACAATCAAAACATGTACGTTATAGCGAGTGGCAAACTTCTTAAGCGCATTGATGAACTGGCCTTGCGCTCTGGTCTCTTCCTGTACATCGCTGAGGCTGGTCATCATATTGTCTACCAGAAACAGCTCACAGCCATAGCGGCGAACCGCCATCGTGAAAACCTCTATAATGGACTCTGCCTGATTGCTCTCAAAAATTTCGTTGTTATCGAACAGGAAAAACTTACCGCGATACCAGTCCATGATGCGCCGCTGCACATCCCACGGCACAAATGGAACCTGCTTGCCTTTGACAGGATCGTATTTCAAAGTAATCCAATCAGAGCCAGCCGCCTGCAGGTTAATCCATGCCTGAAAGCGTTCCTTGCGAAGCTCGCCGGAGTAAGCACAAACACTTTTGCTTTGCTCCACACCGTTCAAAAGAAGCTGACCGCACAGCGTAGACTTGCCATCACCGGCTTTGCCAGTAAAAATCGTAACGCCGCCCGGAATCAAGCCGCCAATCACCTCATCCAGCATAGGAATCATGGTTTTGATACGAGGGATTGTAGTTTCATCCACCGGTTCAACTTCACCCAGATCCAGAATACCTTTCAGGGGGATAGACTCTGCCGAATTGGCAATGTCCGCAAGCTCAAACGCGCCGCAGTAATACAGAATTTCGTTGGCATCCTTGCAGGTTCCGCCATCCGGCTTCTCCGGATAGTCGGTAACGATCATACATCGGCTCTCATCCAGCCGCTTACATACATCCTGCACCATTTTCTGACCGGGTGTGTCGTTATCGCCAAAGATAATGATGGTCTTGAATTTTTCAAGCCAATCAAAACAATTTTCAATCCAGCTGAGATCGTCGCATCCGCTTGGAACCGAGGTAACGTTGGTGATGCCAGCCTCATAAAGGCTCATGGCATCCAACTCGCCTTCTGTAATGAAGAGCGGCTCTGAAAAAATGCAATCGTCCATATGAAACAGAATGGCTTTGGTGTTTGGCTCCCGCCATTCCTTGGATTTCTTTGCTTCTTCCTCGGTTGGCTTGCGTGGACGGCGGAATTTGACAAAGGTATTGACGCCCTTCTCATAAAATGGGAAAACGATCATCCCTTTATCATTGGAGCCGACCTTAAATGCATCCACCGTCTCACGACTGATCTTTCTCTTCTCAAAATAGGTATATATTTCTTCAGTCGGCGGTTTGATTTCAACCTTTGGCAGGTCAAACCGCTGAACCTTTGTTGTTTTTATCATCTTCCCGCCCCGCAAATGACTGGAGGACGCTCCGAAATACCGTGCCAATTCCTCAATGCTTCCTTGAACCCCGCAGGAGCCGCGCTTGCAGACATAGCACCCCTTCTCTATAGAAAGAGCAAAGGTCTGCTGGTCTGCGTGGTCTCCGCCATGACAAAAAGGGCAAAGCTGCGGAACAATTTCCCGTCCGTCTGCCTTTTCTTTAATACGATATGGGGCAAGGTATTGATCGGCAAGTTCGAAGATCTTCGCCTCATCGTTTCTATTCATACATAAGAACCCACACTGATAATCTGCATTAGCCTCATACCCGAACAGCACTTCCTCCCATGTTTGAAAGAAGTCGAACACGTTTCCATGTTCGACTCTACTTTAATCTGTGACAACCAGCTTAACGACTGTTCCGAGATAGCCATAGGTATCGTTGACATATGCCACAGCCTTCTCGTAAGAGCCACAGGTTTTGATAAGTGCATCATAATGGCTTCTGCTCATCGAGACATCAATCAAATTTTCCATAACGTCCTCCCATATACTGGTTATATTGTCGTCCTATGCGCTGCTTAGCGCGATTCAGTGTAACCTTTGGTATGGTCATCTCCTTACTGATTTCAGCAAAGCTATACCCTAACAGGATGTATTTCAAAACTTGCTGATCGCGTTTGTCTAGCCGCTCTTTCAAATGATGAATGTCCACTGCAAACTCTGCGTCCGCCAAAGTCTGATTGATATCGGAAGGGAAAACTTCGGTTGGTTCAACTTTCTGCGCTCCATGCTCCGTCATCATCTTGGAATAATTGCGGACGGTCTTTGGGGTTGTGACGGGAAGCAGGGACTGAATGTATTCGCACATGACATGGCGCAGATCAAAATCGGAAACCATAAATTCATCAACGGTTTTTCCTGATCTTCTGAACCGCTGAAGTAAATACAGTACACATTCCTGATAGAGGTCGTCTTCATCATACCGAATAGAGCCGTAGCCGGTTTGCTTACGAGAAAAGGCATGCACGTTCTTCCAAATCCAACGATTGTTTTTCTCAATGAGTCGCTGTTCATCCACTTTGATGCACTTCCTTTCATAGGAGCGGCCAGCAAAGTGACGTTGGCAGTGAGTCGTTCTAATGAACGGTGACATTGACGGTGTTTGTGACCGCCCTGCGGATTAAAAGAGATTAGAACGGGAGATCGTCGTCATCAACAGCGGTGAAACCGCTCTGCTTCGGGGCGGCGCTTGCCGATTCCGACTGATCGTTTCGCTTGGTCTGAATGAAATCAAACTCCGAAACCGTAATGCCGACAGCCGTGCGGTTGTTGCCGTTATTATCCTTGTACTCCCGAATAACCAGCTCGCCCTCGATATAGATTTTGTCGCCTTTATGCAAGTACTTTGCCATAACCTCGGCGGTTTTGCGCCATGCCGTGACGCGATAGTAGTTCGTCGTCGTATTGCCGCTGGCATCCTTATTGCGGGTGTCGGAAGCAAGGTTGAAATTGACGCAGGGGACGCCGCCTGCCTCGCGCATTTCGGGGTCTGCGGTCAAGCGGCCAATCGTATGAAGTTTGTTAACTGCCATGATGATACTCCTTATCCTTGAAACATCTCGTAAAGTTTGTCAATGATTGCCTGATCGGTAATCTTCATATAATTACCGGTGCCGGCGACAGCCTTGATTTTCTCACCGATTTCCTTCTTCTCTGCCGTAGTCTTACCGGTGCAGGCAGAGCGAATTGTCTTATCCAGTTGTTCCATCGTAACGTGAGCGGCTTCTGCCAGTTCATCATCCATAAACGGCAAGCTGTCATCCTCTGCCGGAGGCTCCGGCATTTCAGGAGCGGCAGGCGGCTCGGCAACAGGCAGCTTCTTTTCCGCTTTCTTGGGCTGCGGGACAGCAGGCGCTTCCTGATTCTCTTCCTTCTTGACAGGAGCGCCTGTGGTCAGCCAATTATAGAAAGCGCGACCAGTCTTGGGAGAAATGGTGAAGTACGCGCCGTCGAACATATGGGTACGATCCTTGGTGGCGTTGGCGATGTGTTCATAATCCAGCATGAAGAAAGTCGTAAACTCATACTCGATGCCTTCGCGCATCTGGACACCCATGCCAACAGCTTTCACCTGAGATTTGCCGTTCGCACCCTTGACCTGCTCGTAATCCATCTTAGCTCGCATATCCGCAATCAGATGGCACTTGGACTGAAGCATGGTATCCACTAGCCGGTTATGCTCCGGCGTAACCTCGCGCCATGCGGTGTACGAATTACCGGAACGGGAAGCGATCTTGCCCTGCTTGTCCAGCGAACCGCCTTCGCCAGTCCATGCATGGGTCAGAGAGTCGATGATGATGACGCGCATCCCATGCTCCTCCGCCATATGGATGGCGTCCACGAAACTGGTCGGCGTGAAAGGCGGAGCCATATCAATCGTGTTATACTCGCCGATGTGCGTCTCGCCGACGGTGTCTCCGGTGTACAGCGAACCGGAACCGTTCTCCGTATCGATGAGGCAGATGTGATCCCAGCATTCCTCATCCGACCATTCCGGATGCTCAGCCTTGAGCAAGCCATAGGCAAGCAGCAGCGAAGACATGGTCTTGCCGGAGCCGCTGGGGCCGCCGATACCGATCTTGATTGCGACTTGGCTTCGTTTTGCCTTTTTGAACTGAAGAGTAGCCATGTTTTACCTCCTAGCTTCCGCTTGTTGCGGAAAACCTTACATTGTACGCTTTTAATTGGGGCGAAAAAATTGGAAACGTTCCGGGTAAAAAATAAAAAACCGGAGATTATTTCATCTCCGGTTCCCACAACGTCCATCAGCCGAGCTTTGGAACGTTACCCCAGTGCAGTTTATCCACCGCGTCTCTGCGTTGCTCTGGACTGGAATGGTCATAGCGGTTTGTGATACGAATAGACTTGTGGTTGGCAAGATCTCTTGCCACAGAAGGGCTGCTGAGCTTTTCCACTTCCGAAATATAGGTATGGCGCAAGGCATGAGGCCCTGTGGCAACGCCCAGCTTCTCCTGAACAGGGCGGATAGCCGCATACACAGAGAACCGATCCATCGGATTACCGCGAGCCGACAGGAACAACGGCGCAGACAGGTTGTCCCGGTCTTTCCGCGTCTCCAGATAGTCTTCCAGATAGGGATATACATCCATGCTGATTTCAACGTCGCACCAAGCGCCGCCTTTTCGCTTACAATACAGTGTTCCACGCGGTCTGCCAAAAACAGAACCAATGGTCAGGCTGCAAAGTTCACTGACTCGTATACCGGAGAAGAGAAACAGTGCGGCAATGGCACGGTTTCTCTTGGCATAAGTGCCGATGTCCATATTTTCAAGGAGCTGTACCACTTGAGCATGGGTAAGATATTTTTCCTGCGGTCGATCCCACTCCGGAACTTTATCCACAGACGGGATGCGCAGTGTCCGAAGCAGACCCGCCAAGTCATCCGGCATATAGCCAATCTTAAATGCCCAGCGAAGGAAAGGGTTCAGGAAGGAAAGATAGTTATTGATGGTAGATGGTTTACGGGTATCAACGAAATCATTAAACCAGCTTTGCAGCACATGACCTGTGAGCTTTTCAACCCACCGCTCATGAAGAATGACACCGTAGTTATCAATCAGCTCATCAAAAATGGTATTCAGGCGTTCCACACACTGATGATTGGTCGTTTCCGAACACTGCTTCTTTCTGGACTGGGCATAGAACATAATCATAGGATACCGATCAAAGGAATGCTTGAGTGTAATAACCGTGCTCAAAATACTCCCTCCTTAATGTTTCTTTCTGGGAAGCGGAGTGGTATATTCGCCATTGATTCTGCGCTGCTTGCGGCGAACCAAGATCTCCTTCCACTCCAAAAGCACTTCCCGAAAATAAGGACAGTCCTCATACTCCCAAATCATGGAGCCATCCTCACATTGATGAGAATCAACAAAGAAGATATCGTGATAGAAGAGGAATTGCTCCAGCCTTCGGTCACGAATCTGAAAAGTTCCAATATTCACAGGCTTTTTCATAGGTTCCTCCTTATTCCATCGCCGTGTTCAGCTGTTCAACCGCCTGCGAAATCAGATCAGCTGCTTCCTCTAAGGCGTCGATAGCCTCCTGCATACGGTCGGCGCGTTCAGATGACTGCAGATTCTCTGGGAGGTTATCCAGACAATCCTGCTCTTCATACTGCACATTCTCCACATCCGACTGGGCGGTTCCGAGAGCGTCAATGATAGACTGAATGCTGCTGCGACGAAGTTTGTTCATAGTCATGCTCCTTTTATGACTCGTTGGTAGTGGATGCGGCAAAGATAGCGCCGTCTCCACGGGGATAATAGTTCTTGGTAACGGTATCCTGCGCAGGTTCAAAGGTGTGCCCGTCCGTCAACTGCCGAACGCCGCTATCCAAGATGCGATTGGTCAGCTCCAACTGCTGCTTTACATCCCTGCGGCGCTGGAGGAGGGTACGAAGTTTCCGATAAGCCTCATAGCCCTGCACTTCATCCAGCTCATTGAACTCAATAAAGTGCTCCATGTCGATAACTTCAGCGTTGCAGCGGCTGACTTCTGCCGCCAGTTCGCAAGCACGGGTTTTGCTGACAACAGAGGACAGCTTTTGAACCGCATCCAGAATTTCGTTATAAGCCTGGGTCGCCTTCCACTCTCCGCTGATGACCACCGGCTTCAGAACGTTGATGCTTTCTGCCGGCTCCGCTTCTTTTTGCCCGGAAACAGGAATTCCGTTTTCGACCTGCTGATATTCCCAATCATCCGGCATCATTTTGACCTGCGTTGCTGTAATACTCATCAGCTTTTCCTTGGTAGTACAAAACGCAGTGTAAGGATTGCAGGTAAGAGACCAATGGTGCATCCGATCCAGACAGAGATAAGCCTTCTTGGTGTTATTAAAGGCAGCAAACATCTTTAGAACAAGGCTCCTTTCAAATTTTGATTACATACTCTGACGAATGCCATAGAAAATCGCGCAAGCAATCATGTCAACGGCTGCAACAAGGAAGACAAACAGCGCTTGAAGCGGCTTTCCCTCTAAGATTGCTTCAAGTCCAAAGCCAAACAGCAAAAGTCCTGCCAAAAAGGAAAGCACACACAAGACAAAAAGCACATTCTTGGTAACGTTCTTCCTCATCTTCCACTTATTATGTTCCACATTCAGATAATCACCGAGAATGCACGAGACATTTTGAAGAACATCTTCGCATTCATCGTCCGTAACACAAGTGCTTTGATTTAAGATTCGTTTTGCTTCCCGGAAAGTATCAAACGGGTCTTTTGGCTTAGTCATTTTTGTTCTCCTCCTCAACCCATGCACGATCAGAAAGACTGCGGATTTTTTCAAGCCCCATGCGGGTAAGTATCAAGCCCGGATTGCTGTGAATATAAAGCAGCACCGCCAAAGCATTCTTGATCTTGCGGCGCTCCAGCAAAAGCTCTTTCAGTTGTTTATAGGTCTTGACCATTTCAACAGCGTCCGGCTTTCCGGTTTCGATACGATGATAAAGACGGCTGATTTCCAAATCGATTTTCGATTGAGCGTTAGAGTAGCTGGTGGCATCCGCCTGCTCTGCGGCAGTGACCAACGCGTCTATCGCTTCAATGAGAAGTTGGACAGGTTTGTCCACTTCCATATTGTGAACCACGGAGACCTTCGGCTTGGGCGGATTCTTCTCATTTACCCTATCAAGTGCAGGGTCAAAAACAGAAAGAGCGGAAGGCGCTGGGTCAGGAACAGGAACGATGTCGAAGTGACCATCATAGGCTTTGGACACCTGATTTATCATACGTTCCAGCTTTTCTTTAGAGGATGGTTTGACCAGATCCCTCCGCTTGGACGGAACCCAGCTGGTGCCAGCCAACACCAGATACATATCGTTTTGCTGATCGTAAGCCATGTAATCCATAGAAAATTCCTCTTAGAGTCAACGGGTTATCCTTGTGCCATGTACCTGTCAGACTTGCGAGTTCGAACAGGATACGGTGTGCCGACGGGAATGAAAAGCATGTTTCCGATTTTTACGGCGGTTGGCAAACAGCCCCTCCTATGCCACTGTCGAACCGTTGAAGGTGTGACAAACAATGCCTTGGCGAACTCATTCACATCGTAATAGCGGTCAAAGACCAGCGCCTCCTTAACGGCGCGAGCTTCAAGCATGACTGAACTGGCGTAGGAAAGCCTCCCTGACCAGTTCTATGGCGCGGTCTTCATTGAGACCGTTATTACGCAGGTTCAGCACCGCCTGACGAAACTCGATAAGTTGCATCAGGTCTTGCTTGGCAATGTTCTGCATATCAATCATCCTCGCTTTCGTCATCGTTGTTTCTCATTTTTATACCGCAGTGTGGGCAATAAGAGCTATGTTTCCATTCTTCAAACTCAGCGTCTACCAGCATTTCGCCTCCGCAATGGGAACATGTTCCATCCTTCTTCCACTCTGCGGTAGGAAGAACTGCTGCGGCATAGCCACGAACCTCGTCCATCAGGTCGCACAAGCCGTCAATACTGCGTGCTCCATCATAATCCACAAGAATTTCGCTGATGAACTTCAGACGTTCTTCGGCGCTCAACTTTTCAACCAGCGCACCATGTCGCTCCACACATTTCTGGGTGGAGATTATTTCTCGAAGCATTTCGGCACCTCCCAAAGAACTTCCCAGTCCTTGCCAGGACGAGAGCGAAACAGAACCTTACCATCAAAATAGCGAAGGGAGAAACCGCAAGGGTATTCCCTATTGCGGAGCAGGAAATTGACCTCTTTGCGGTGGACTTCCGGCACCTTGGCAAGGATTTCGCAAATATCGTTGACAACATCCGCTCGATGCAGGCTTTCCAGCTCATTCAAGCGGTCGGTAATCACTCCTTCTGCCTGAACAAAAGCCTCCTCATAGGTGTAGTAAAGTTTAGAACGGGGAACGATGCGGGTATCATTATCATTCAGGGTGCGATCAGCCGCATAGATGAGGCGGTACTGGTTTTTGATAATCTCCGCCTCCACATGACAGCGAGTGCAGTTTCGCGGAACAAAGAAACCTTTCTCAATAGCCAGAAGTATGCCATCCGGGTCTTTCATGCTGGCATTCTTGGCGAACTCCTGCCATTCCGCCTTGAATTTTTCGTCGATGGTGCGGCGGGAAGCCATCAAATCAGTAGAATAAGTCCAGTCTTTGGGCAGTTTCTTCCACCTGGTATCCGTACTGAACTCCCACGGAGGGACACCGTCATACAAATCAAAAGGACGGAGTCGGTACTCCTGCACATATACAGAATCCCGTTCCACCGGGCGAAGAACACGCACCCAGTTGGCATAAGGGTGATATTCCTTTTTCGACATCTGCATTTCCGCAAGGGGCGGTACATAATAGGCAATCAGATTACCCAAATCATTTGGACAATCAATCATGAGATGCGCCTCCTTTGTTAGGACGGTAAGCCGACAGCCTCTCTGCTGCCTTCTGACGTTGTTCCTCGGACATCTGGCGCGGCGGGCTCAGCTTGAGGTAACGCTTGGGAAACTGCGCAACAAGATAGCTCTCGCTTTCCGACTGAATGCGGACTTCCTGCGGATGTTCCTCTGCCATCTTGTGCGCCCAGTTTTTCCATTTGATTTCATTGGTCGAGATGCGGGCAAAAGCATCGTCGCTCATATAATAAACAGCCGTCTCATACATCGTCGTCATCCTCCTCTTCTTCCTCAACGTCGGTAAACCAATGGATTACAGTGTCCAGCTTGACAGGAACAATCACGCAGGAGATACGCCCTGCCACAAAAGCCAGCAGGATAATATACAGCACGTCCAAAGCCATCATTGTTCCAAATCCTCCTTTCCAAATAGCGAAACAGAAAACAAACCTAGCCGCATAAGGCAAGGTTGGCAATAAGAAGCTGATTCAGATTTGTATTATTTGGTATTTGTTTTGGCATTATAGCACTGTGTCAAACCATCCGTCAATAGTCTGATGAAATTACTCTTACAATATAACGATTGCACTCATCGAAGGTTCCAACAAACGAGCAAGGCGTCTCAAAAAGTTCCGTTTCCATGATGCATTCCACGACGATCTGCTCCCACTCATCCCCATACTGAGAACAAACATCCTCAAGATTGGCATAACCATAAGGATTCAGATACTCTGCTTCAAAATCTTCAGAGTCAATTTCATAATCTTCAAGATTGATAAAGACATGGTGAACTTCGCAGGTGTCATCATCCGCTACTTCTGCCAGCATCCATCCTTCATAATGCGCGTTACCAATCGAGCGCAAATACTGAGCGCAATCGTCATCGGTCAAGATCCATTCGTCCGGCATCATAAATCCCAATCCACCTTTCTATCTTTCATATGGCATCCGGTTTCTTCATTCCAATCGCAGCGGTTGCCGCACATGGAGCAGAGCATCAACTTGCGTCCACAAACCGGGCAGATAACAAAGAAGTCGGGATCCTTGCAGTCAATCTGGACAGGAATGGTATACTCACAGTCCGGGCAATACTCTTCGATATCGTACTGGTCGCCAGTGTTCCACTGAAGTCTCGGATCATAGACCTTATGCATTACAAAGCCTCCTTGCTGTTTTTCGTTTTTGCCGCCAGAATCTTTTCCATGACGAGATCGTCCACATAACAATCCGCCACAATCCATCCGCCTTTATTGTCAAAGTCTTGCATGTAGCAGTCCAAACGAACGCCTCGATCCGTTCCGTCCAAACAGTCACCATAGAGCGAACTACTGATTCGATTATTGAACCAATTGCAATCGCTGCACACCATATAAGTGCGGGACTCCAAGGAGTATTCCATTCGGTAACTTTCCGGAGCAAAGATGATGTAGCCAATAACGGGATCCACAGGCGGTTTCGTTTTGTTGTATCCACGGAACAGCTTCGTCATTTCTCGCCAAGTCATTTTCTGCATGATTGATTTCTCCTTTCGATTACGCAATCTTTATACCAAGCCGACGTGCTTTCGCCGCATCCTGCTTGAGCAGCTCCACCACATCCTCCATGGGATGATCGCCATAGCAACGCATACAGTTTCGGCAATCCCGACCACCGCAGGTAATCACCTGATCACCGTGCTGCTGGAGGTATTCCTTTCCATACTTCTCAAGCAGCGCGTCCAGCGAAAGCACCGTGAAGTAGGAAACATGCCATCCGTTTTTTGCCAGTTCTTCCTTAACAGTCTGCGGAAGGCACTGATTAAGCAGAGGAGAGGAAACCTTGACGTGAAAGTTAGCTGGCTGCTGCACACCGGCTTCCGCCAACTGACGCAGAATATCTACTCGCTTCGTCCAAACGGTGAAGTGCGTCATGGGATTGAAGCGGGCAATCTTGATTTCATTGAGTGCAGATTGCA